GAGAGAGTAATGTGCCCATTTAAAAAGCACGTGGAGAATATAAAGAGGAAATTCTTTATAGTTATACTCCGGTATTCCCTTTAATTTCGTCGTAAATTAAGGGGAAAAGTGATGCAATTAGTGGCCTATGGCGCACAAGACGTTTTTTTAACTGGAACTCCTGAGATTACCTTCTGGAAAGTGTCATATCGTAGACATACAAATTTCTCGCAAGAAAGTATCGAGCAAACCTTCAATGGTCAAGCCGACTTTGGTCGAAGAGTTACCTGCACTATCTCCAGAAATGGTGATTTGGTCTACAGAACATATTTACAACTTACTCTTCCAGAAATCAACCAGTCTATGGTTCCAACCTCAGGAACTTACAATGACGGTGTTTATGCCCGTTGGTTAGATTTCATTGGTGAGCAAATCATTGCCCAAGTTGAAGTCGAAATCGGTGGACAGAGAATCGACCGTCAATATGGTGATTGGATGCACATCTGGAATCAACTTACCCAGACCTCAGAACAACTCAGAGGATACTTCAAACTCATTGGAAACACCACTCAACTCACATACATCACTGACCCAACCTTTGCCAATGTCACTGGACCTTGTGCATCCTCAGGTGGTCCATCCCAAGTATGTGCCCCAAGAAACGCCCTTCCAGAAACCACTCTTTACATTCCTCTGTTATTTTGGTTCGCCCGGAATCCCGGCTTAGCTTTACCTCTCATTGCCTTACAGTATCACGAAGTTAAAATCAACATTGACTTTAGACCTATTGGTGAGTGCTTATGGGCTGTCAAGACCCTTCAACCAGGATTCTCAGGTGTTGCCTCTGTATCCAGTGCTTATCAGCAATCCCTTGTTGCCGCATCCCTTTACTTGGACTATATCTTCTTAGATACCGACGAGCGAAGAAAGATGGCACAAAATCCTCACGAATATTTGATTGAGCAACTTCAATTCACTGGAGATGAGAGCGTAGGTTCAAGTGCGAACAAGATCAAATTGAACTTCAACCACCCAACCAAAGAGTTGATTTGGGTTGTTCAGCCAGATGCCAATGTGGATTATTGTTCATCCCTACAAGCCGGTTCCGTTCTTTTCAAGACCCTTGGAGCCCAGCCATTCAACTACACTGATGCCATTGATGCACTTCCAAATGCCGTCCACGCTTTCGGTGGACCACAGGAAACCGGAGCATCAGGAACCACTGTTGGCGCTGGTTCAAACAACTTCATCACTGCCTCTGGTCTTTTCCAGATGCCAGGTGCAGGTGACATCCAAGGTCTTTCCGCCACTTCAGAATGGAATGGAACCACCCAATACCAACCCTTTGATGCCGCATCAGGAACTGCCGTTTCAGGGTCATATGTATCTGATGCTGGAACCTTTGTTCTCGCTGAAACTGCTTTGGATATGCACTGTTGGGGTGAAAATCCAGTGGTCACTGCTAAATTACAGCTTAATGGACAAGATCGATTCACTGAACGAGAAGGTTCATACTTTGATGTAGTTCAACCATACCAACACCACACCCGAGCACCAGATGCTGGAATCAATGTTTATTCCTTCGCTCTGCGCCCTGAAGAACACCAGCCAAGCGGGAGTTGCAATTTTTCGCGAATTGACAATGCTGTTCTCCAGTTGGTGCTCTCCTCACCCACTGTCAGCGGAACTGCCACTGCCAAGGTCCGAGTGTATGCTGTAAATTATAATATATTGAGAGTTATGTCAGGAATGGCTGGAGTTAATTTGTCGTTTATTCGATTCTTTTTTATTCAACTAAAAAAGTTTTTGAATGGATTACAATATGGCTCAGAAAAACAACACGCCGCAAACAAACAGGCAATGTTTGCGGATAATTTCGGTTTGACTCCTGTAGTATTAGTCAGTTGTTAGTGAGGAATTGAATTCCTTGCAAGATTACTTGTTGTTCGGGGAACTCCTTAGAGCTTTAACTACGAAGTAGGTGAGAGAAATCCATCTATGGCCAAGAATAGAACTTGGGTATCGTAATAATGTTAAAGATTGGACAATCCGCATGGTTAAAACCTAAAGACGATTTATATGCTAGTCAATGGTTTGCCGTCAGAGACTGAACGGTAGTCGGTAGACGATGAAGGTGTAAGCAACCTGAGTCTGCTTAAGATACAGTCCATCCCCTTGGTGAAAATCAAGGGTAGTAGAGCGCCTATTCCAATTAAACAGATACATCAATATTGTTATTTTTTGTTATTAAATTATGTAAAATTTTTATATAATCTAAAAAAATTGAATGAAATTTACCATAAAATATATACTTCAAACAATGAGCACAAATGAGGTAAATCGATTACCACAAAATAAGGATTCGGGAATACAATGCACTCATTGTAAAGTGTATCGACTTGAAGAAAATTTTATAGGAAAAACAGGAAAAAATGTAAAACAATGTCTTGGTTGTAGAGAAAGAGACGATAAACATAAAAAAGAACCAGCTATAATTGCAAAAATAAATGCTCAACAACGAGAAGTCAGACGAGACATTGCATATCGTGAAAGAGAAAGAGAAAAGGACGAAACAGCATATTTGGAAAAAAATGCCATAATACATAAAGAATGGTATGATAAAAACAAAAAACACTGTTCTGAATATGCCACTAATAATTTTGCAAACCGTTTCCGTGCTATAAAAGAACAAGCACAAACCAAGAAAATATTTTGGAATGATGATTTAACTGATGAATATAGTTATACGATGATGACATCCAATTGTTTCTATTGTCATTTTAAATCCGAGAAAACATTGAACGGAATAGACAGAATGGATAGCAATCAAGGTTATTGCAAGGCGAATTGTGTAAGTTGTTGTAAAATTTGTAATTTTATGAAGGGTTCATTAGACCCAACAACTTTTATCAAAAGATGTCAGCATATTTCTAAAACATTTGATGGAATTGGTCAATATCATCCCGAATTGTTTCCTAATCGACAATCATCTTCGTTTGATGTTTATAAATCACGAGCACAAACCAAGGGATTTGATTTTACACTCACTGAAAATGATTATAAATATATTATACAACAAAAATGCAATTATTGTAAAAAGAAAACGGGTTTATATCATACGAATGGCATCGACCGAACAAATAATGACCAAGGATATACTATAGAAAATTGTGTTGCTTGTTGTTCTGAATGCAATTATATGAAAGGTTCATTAAATGATAGAGAATTCATTGAAAGTTGCAAAAATATTGCGAATCATACTTTTGAAATTGATGTGGTCATTCCAGAAACGGAACAATGTTTAATTAAAATATCAAAACGAGAAAAAAATAATGATGTTGTTAAATCAAAAATTATTATCACAAAGCAACAACCCAATCAACCAAAAGAAACAAAACCGATTATAGAATATATACCAAAACAACGTGAATATGTTCGTAAAAATAATTTGCCCAGTGATTGTGGAGTAAATTTGGATGAAATACCAAAATATTGTTATTATATTGCCGAATCCAAGACTCGTGGTGATGGGTTTTGTTGTGATAAAAATCATCCAAAACAAAAAAACTTGATGTTAAATGATTACAAAACAACACAAAGTAAATCTGTATCAACGAGAGAAAAATTTCAGATGTTATTGGATTATTTAAGTATATAACTATTATCTGGACATTTTGTTACTTTTAAATCAAAAGTAAACCAATTAACATTATCTATGATTTTTAATTGTTTATCTTCCGTAAAATTATAATCTTTTAACATATATTGAAATTTGTCGTTTGTGACCCTACCTTCAATAATATCATATTTATACCAAAAACACGTATAATCAGAATCAATTGTATAAATTGAAAACGTTGAATCAAATTCAAAATCATAATCTTTTTTAATTATCAAATAATAAATATTTTCTATATATTTTAAATTTTCATAATCTGTATATATATCAAAATAATAATTAGGAAATGTTTCGGAACATCCAAAATCATCAATTTTGGCAATCAGTAAATCTTCACTTAAACAAAAAGGTTTTATAAATTGTGGATAAATATTATTTTCTGCAACAATTAATAATTCATTCAACGGAAAAATCATTTCACCTATTAATATATTATCATTATCTGATAGAACAGTGTTATCAATCGATATAGACATTTAATTGCAATTAATTTGTATATTTAGTTTCAATTTTTTACATTAAAATTTGTCAAATAGTTTGTATATTTTTTCAGACCCCAAAGTAATATTAAACAAAAAAGAACTTAAAGACAAAGGGGTATTATAAGTATAGTATGCAAAATACACCTGTTCTCGCTTCCAATATTCAACTCGACATTGTTAATCTCATTGAAAAAAACCCAATAACGAGATTTTCACGTGATTATCAAAATAAATTTATCCATAAAATACAACAAAAATTCTCAGAAACACAACAACACCTTTTTATTGGTAGTTTTTACTGCTATTTGAACTATACAAAAAATGATTTCGTAATAGATTTGGAAAATGTTTGGAAATGGTTAGGATTCTCACGTAAAGACCCAGCAAAAGTGGTTTTAGAAAAACATTTTATAATTAATGTTGATTATATTGTAAAAAAAGCAACTTCCGAGGTTGCGGAAGCAAAAAACTTTACTCCAGAGGTGGCTGGAACAAAAAATAATGAAGAAAATAGAGGTGGTCATAATAAAGAAACCATTCTCCTCAATATAAATACCTTTAAAAAACTATGTCTTAAATCCAACACCAAAAAAGCAGATGAAATCCACGATTATTTCATCAAATTAGAAGAGACTTTTCAAGAAATCATCAATGAAGAGTCCAGTGAATTGAGAGTTCAACTTCTCAATAATCAAGAACATTTTAAACAAAACCAAAGAAAAATAAAAGAAAAAGACGAAGCCATTGAAAAACTCATCAGAGACAAAATGTTGGAAAAACATAATTTACTCTTGAGAGAATTTGGCAATAAGGGTTCCATCGTTTATATTATCAAAGTAAAAACATTTGAAAACGGACAATATATCGTAAAAATTGGAGAGAGTAGAAAAGGTATTGAATCACGATACAATGAACATAAGACCAATTATGAAGAATCTCTCATTTTAGACTGTTTTTCTGTTGTGAGAAGTAAAGAATTGGAATCTTTCATTCATAACCATAAAGATGTTCGAATCAATAGAGTCAAAGATTTACCCGGTCACGAAAGAGAGAATGAATTGTTTCTCATTGGAAAAGACATTACTTATGCTATGCTTGTCAACATCATAGAAAATAATATCAAACGATTTAATGATACAACAACAATGGACGAAATGGAACACATGATACGAAAAATATTGAATGAACCCAAAAATGAAATTATCAATCCAAATTCATCCCAAGAAATAATGCAAACTATTATAGAAATAAAAAATCAGAACGTAACATTAAATGCAAAAATAGACAATTTAGAGAGAACCATCGCCGACTTGAAATCTACAGTTGTTCGTTCTCAAACGAGAACGACGACCAATTTCAACGAACCCCTGCCAACTTTAGGACCACGCCTACAAAAAATCGACCCCATTACTTTGCAACTTGTTCAAGTCTATGAATCCGTCACAGAGTGTATGAGAGAAAATCCCAATATCAAACGTCCCAGTATTAATAAAGCCGTAAAAGAAAATACCATATATTGTGGTTTTCGTTGGTTGCTGGTGGATAGAGAATCCGAACCCGAAGTCATTCAGGAAATTCAACCCACCAAAGAAACAAGAGCACAAAATATCGGTTATATTGCCAAACTCAATGCGGAAAAAACACAAATTATTGGCATTTATCTCGATAGAAAAACGGCATCAAGAATGAACGGATACCCTTCCGAATCATCTCTCGACCCGATAGTTAAAAAGAAACAAATTACAAAAGGTTTCTATTATGTATTGTATGATGAATGTTCTGAGACATTGAAACGGACCTATGCCATCCCCATTTTATACAAAGACGGTGTGGGAAAATTCAACGCACAACAACAACTCGTCAAGGAATTTACAACACGATACGATTGTGTCAAAACCGATAATATTAGCGAAAAAACATTAAAAAGGGCATTGACCGATAATGCAATGTATAATGGATTTTATTATCGATTGGTGGGTGAAAAATTATCTATATAACCATTTTATACAATATTATAAAATAATTCTATAATATTGATGGGCTTTAATGGAGATTTTGACTCACAGAATTGGAAACACTTCCAACGGAAACGGCATTGGTATCAAGACCAATAAACCATCCTTGACTCAGCATTGAGTCTTGACCAATTGAAACGGCATTTTGAACTGGTTGACTCACCTCATTGGAAAGAGACCCTATTGAAACTGCACTATATTGATTTTGACTGATTGTTTCGGAAACACTTCCGATGGATACGGCATTTTGTTGTAATGGAGACATTATAGTAATTTATATCTCTCAATGTTTATATTCTTTTTGAAAATAATATATACATTAAAATTGTCTTTTCAGAGAATATATAGTATTTCAATAAAAAATGAAAAAAACAATATAAACACCTAATATTCTATTTTTGTATAATGTCTCTAAATATTAATCAAACACAAAATGATGTTTTACTAACTTCTTTGATGGAATTCTACAAAGATACAGAAAGACTACAAAAAATGATGTCTGTAATCAATGGAGAATCTCGTATATCTCTCCGCATCATCGATTGGTTCATCACCAATTATTCGAAATTGTATTATACCATTTATGAATTACCATTCGATAATGGGACCAATGAAATGATGCGTTTCAAAGTCCACGACCAATATAAATTGAAATTAAAAAGTTTTAGTAAAAAAAGATTTGATATTTTTTGCCGTCATCAGAGAACCCCGATATTGTATGATAAGGAAAAATCGCTTTATTTGGAATCCACGATAGCACAGTTGAATTGTTTCAAATGGGTGATTGAAAATAAAATATTGGATTATATCGAAGAACACTACGAGTATATTTTACAAGATATGAACAATAGAAATAGCACATCGACCAGCATTAAAAGACGCGTTGATGAAAGTAGCGATAATAATAAAACCCGAAAGAAACGACAAGAACTCAGTGTATCTGCTGTAAAATCATTAAAAAAGGAATATGTCGATATTATAGTAAAATTTAATTGAAAAAATCTCAATATATAATAAATGTCAACTTGGTCATTGGTTAATTCGCTTTATTTTGAATATATAAAAACGAATGAAACGGGACAGAATTTAGTTGCACTATTGAATAGTACAATCTTTACATCTTCAGATTATGGAAGCACTTGGTCAAATGGTGTTACGGTAAATTTCAATAATTTTATTAATGAAATAGATGCAGATTTAACATTGAGATATATTGTTGTTGGTGGGTCATCTGTAGGTGGTGTGGATTATATTTACAGGTCGACTGATTATGGAATATCATTTGAACCGTTATTAAATTCTCCTCAATCCGTTTGGGGGTCCATTACAAGCAGTTCAACAGGACAATATTTGGTTGCTGGACAATACGAAAATTTATCGTATAAACAAATATGGTATTCGTCGGATTATGGTGCAAATTGGAATCTATGTTTAGGTGTAGTAGATTTATATTGGCAAAATTTATTAGTATCAAGTTATAATGGGCAAAATGTAATTGGTGGTGCATATAATTTTTCAACTCCAGCTGAAACAAAGATTTATATATCAAATGATTATGGAGCGAATTTTTCATTAATGGGTGTAATTTTGCCAAATACAACAGTGGATCAATTAACGTGTAGTTCTACTGGACAATATGCATATGCAGCAATGGGAGCATATGGAATATATAAATCAACCGATTATGGTGCAAATTGGGAAATGTCTAATGCAGATATTTCAAATGGTGAATATTATAAAAGTGTTTCAACTGATTCTACCGGACAGTATATATTAGCATATGATAACTCTGTATATAATACTTATTTGTCTTCTGATTATGGTGTAACTTGGATTTTACAGGATACACCTGGTGCTCTTAATAGTGGTGATGGAGGAGGAGTTGTAAGTATAAGTAGTAATGCTTCGTCAAAATATTCAAATACCAATAGTGGACTTTTTTTTCGTTATATAGTATATACAATGAGTATAAATTTAGCAAATTATTCAGTTTTAAATACATACGTTATTTTAGCGAATCAGCCAGTGACTAATTCAGGAACTACAACAGTGACAAATGGAAATTTGGGTTCATCAGCAAGTCCTTCATCGCCTGGAGGAACTATTAATTACACTAATGGAGTGTTGGATAATGCTAATGCAACCACTGCCCAAACCGAATTAACGGCTTTAGTTGTTGCCATCGCAGCTATTCCTACAACTGTCGCGATTACAAGTGGAAATTATACCATCATAACAACTCAAACATTTCAACCCGGAAAATATACAATTGGGGGTATTTTAGATTTACAATCAGGCGGAACAATTGTTTTTGATGCACAAGGTAATGCAAATGCTCAGTTTTTTATTGTAGCAGCAGGTGCAATCACTTTTACGGCAGGGACTATCAGTCTTATCAATGGTGCTCAAGCAGGAAATGTGTTTTTTGTTTCAGGTGGATTAATTTCCAATGCATTGCCAAGTCAGAGTCTCTTTGGTGTTTTGATAGCCCAATCAGCTATAACATTAGTAGCCACAACGTCAGTTTTGGGTCGTATGTTTGCACAAACCGCTAATATTACTTTATTAGGAAATTCCATAACTTTAGCGTCAACATCTGTTGTTTGTTTTTTGGAAGGAACCCAGATTTTAACCGAAAAGGGTTATAAATCCATTCAAAACGTAAAAGTTGGAGAGAATGTTGTTGTTGCCGGAAAAATCAAAAACGAAACTTGTGAGTTAAAGTCGGTTCAACTGAAAAAAGTCAAATGGATGGGTAGATTTAAAGTCTATGAATTTAATACAGAAACCGCCCCCATTTGTTTCCAAAAAAATTCATTAGGAGAGAATGTTCCCAATTGTGATTTATTTGTATCGCCCAACCACGGAATGATGGTCGACGGAAAAATCGTGATTGCGAAAAAACTGGTGAATGATTCAACGATATATCAATCCTCAGAAATTGATTCAATCATATATTATCATTTAGAATTAGAAGACCATTCTGTTATCGTCGCCAATGGTGCTATGACTGAGTCCTATTTGGATTGTAAAAATAGAATCGAATTCAAAGAAATTGCGAAATATCAACACACTGTTAAACCAAGAGTCAAAAAATCCATTGTATGCACCCGATTTTAAACCAACTGATATAAATCTGAAATTCCCTCTTTTTCAAAAACAATTTCAGGAGGAACACTCCATTCACTGTATAATATTGCTTTGGTAGTCGGTTTATCTAAAGCCAATAATGTTTTCAAAGCTCTCAATCTTCTCTCAATAGGGGTCATTTGCATAGGAAGTTTTCGAGATAATTGTTTCCATCTCCATTCGAATTGCAAACAAGCAGTCCAATCAGGGAAATTTCTAACGTGACAAAGTCTCTCCCATGAATCCCCTCGCATCACTTGAATACTGGTTGCATGAGCACCTCCAACCAGTTCTTTGTTATGTTGTCTTAATCGTCGGTCTAAATCGACTGTTGCCCCAATATATGTATTTTTTCTCTCTTTACACGATAAAAAATACACGAATCCTTCAGTTGACATTATACAATCATACTATAATTTCTTTATACTATTCTAAAAAAATTGAAAACTTTTTCCCATATTTTTTTTATAAAAAAAATCAATAAGAGTAATTATTAGTGTTTAAAATGGTTGAATATGTTCCTGTAACAAATTTTAAAAATTTTAAATTTTCACAAGCGAAAGTGTATGCAATTGGTGACATTTGTAAACACAAAAAGATTCATATTATTAAAAGGGTTGTTTTTAACAGCTTTAATAATTGTTATGACAATCAACGCATTGTGGAATTTGATGATAATTCTTCTTATGAAATGAAAAATAAATTTCTTTACAAAATTACTTTTCATTCTCCAACTATTGAACAATGTGATGAATACGAACGTGAATGTGCAGAATACGGCGAAACACCATATATTATTCATGGTCCTTTGGATAACATTACTGTTGGAAAACAGAAATTATGTTTATTTGAAGTTTGCGAGAAAGAATAAGTGTTTTGGCTTTGTACATTATTGTTTGTTTTTGTTTACATCATCTTGTGTTGTGTTTACATGTTTTTTTATGTCTAAACGTTATAATCCACCACACCACCCATTATATCAGAAAAGGAATTTCTCTGTTTTCCAATTTTCGGGTCAAATATATACCATTTTGATTCACGTTGTAACAAACACCAATATTGGTCTATAGCATATTCTCCACGATATTGTCCTTCATTATAACTTTTTTCTAACAATTGTGCTCCTTCTTTGAAATTTTGTAATAATATCGGTGCAAAGGATTTAGAAACCATATATCCCGATGTGGTTAAACACATATTTACTTTTTTCAAATGTGGAATTCCCGAATCACGAAGGTCTTGTTCATTGCCCGCCAACATACAAACATCATAAGGAATTTTCGCCAATTGATGGAAATAAGATTCAATAGTTTCAGTGGGTTGAGAGAACTCGAAATCGTCTTCAAATACAATACAATTTCTATGGTTAGAATTCAAAAAATCTTCCATAGCCAAAATATGACTTTTGGAACATCCTAAATGACCACGCTCTTTTTCATATACGCCTGAAATTCGTTTCACTTTTTCTCTCGGAAATTCAATTTTATCCATTTCTCTCAAAAAGGCTTCGTTGCGGTCTGTCCGATGGTCCAAATTAATATAATAAATTGCATCGACGTAGGGTTCCAAATTTGCTTTGCTATCAAATGATTCTTTTTTGATAGGTCTCGCCCACCAAACAACAATAAAAAATACAATAAAAACAAGTATAAAATATAATTTGTTCATTATAATACAATACAAAAAATTGATTCAAAAAGATATATGAAAAGTTTAATAAAAATGATTAAACAAATATTAGAATTTATTGAAAGTTTCTTTGCAAAAAAGGATACTGCAAAAAAGGAAACACCAAACAATGACATTAACCATAGCAAAAAAATGGATGAAATGGAAAAAGCCGAAGAAAATAGAATGATATTGTCTTTAATGAAAGAACTATAAACTACTGTTTTTAATGACTTTTTTTTTCACAACTTTGACAACCTTTTTGACTGGAGACGAATGATGAACAACATCGTGGCATTTAGAGCACAACGCCGATAAATTCCCCACGTGATTTTTATGCATACCATTTTCGAAAAAACCCTCTGCATTCGCATCCTTTTGAGGTGTTAAATGGTGCACCTCTTCCGCCATTTCTTCGCCACACATTTCACATAATCCCCTTATTTTTTTCCCATTATATACCGATGTTTTTTGCGATAATATGCTTTTTCCCACAGTCAAATATTTATTTCTAATATTATATGCAGTATCAATGAAATCCTGAGGCATATGCAACGATTTACAAACCAATAAACCATAGAAACTTTCACCTGAACCATCTCTCAAATGTCTGTCGTAGACCAACAAATCCTGTTCGTAATCAAACGTCACCAACAAATGTTTCAAATGAACTTGCCGAGAGAGTTCACGAATTTCATCAAATCCGACAATTTCGTGTAAATGAGATGTAATCATAAAAGAACATCCCAATTTCACAAAATTCATTATTGATGCCGTTGTAATACTCATTGCCGAGTCCATTTCACTTCCTTTGGATATTTCATCAGCCAATACCATACTATAAGGATCAGCCATTTTTAAAATCATTCTCAATTCCGTCATTTCCACGGCAAAACTACTGTGTCCTTTGAATAAATTATCATTTCCTATAATGCGCGAATAAATGGAACGATATGGTTTGTATTCAAATTTGGAAGCAGGAACAAAATTCCCCGACTGAGCCAAGATGAGAGAAATACCGAGACTACGTAATAACGATGTTTTTCCCGAACTGTTGATTCCGAATAGCAAGATTCCCTGTGGTTCCTCTGATAATTCTACATCATTCGCGGTATAAGTTTCATTCGTTATCAAATGTTCAATCAATACGTGTCGCAAATTTTTTGCGGAAACTTTACCGCGTTCTGATTCAGATACTATAGATGGACAACAATAATTATATTCAATGGCATTATGGGCACGACAAATTAAAACGTCCAATTTTCCGACATATTCGACTAATACATTTAAAAAAGAAAACCACGATGTCTCCAATTTCACCAAAAAAAGATTATATTCTCGGTCCATAACTTTGCCAATTTGGTCTTTGAGAGAAAAAAGTCGTTTGACAATTTTCGTCAAATGGGGGCAATCGATTTCATTTGTGCTGGTTGATGCCGATGATAATTCAATGTCTTTGGTTTCAATTGTAATACCCATTATAGTCAATGTTTTGTTATTTTTAAACGCATCCTTCAATAATTTACTTCGTGTTTTTGTGATTTGGAGAGAAACGCCCGATTTTTCAGTTTTATGGATTTTTATATATTGTGAATCTTTTTCACCAACATTTCGTTTTTTACTCGAATCCATTGCAGAAACCAATTGATTCAAAGTTTCTCTCCATTTTTCCAACATCATTTTATTGTCTTCATATTCTTGCATTAAAGAATCCAATTCCGAAGAAACACCTATACACATTATATTATTATTTTCATCTTCAACCATAGAGTCTTCGTCTTCATCGTCACCAAATCCTTTTGGAAAAGTCTGACTTCCCCGTTCAACAATGATTTGAGACTTTATGAAATCCATCATTTCTTTCAAATGGTTATGAAAACTATTTTCATCTTTGGTCGTTAAATAATTTTGAATGAGGAGTGTTTCCGCCAAACATACATGAATTTGTTCAATTGTTTCAAGAGAACGAAAGAGTTGTGAAATCGACGAATGAAATATTTTCTTGATTGCTAATTGACGTGATATTTTTTCAATGTCGCATATTCCAATCATCATTTTTCGAAAGGGGGCAATTAATACGCGATTTTCCGATTTTAAAATTTCATTGACCACAGTATATTCCGATTGTAACCACACTTCATCGTAGACAGGATTCAATAATTGTTGACGAAATCTACGCTTACCAATGGCACAACTACATTTGTTTAAAAACGACAGAACACTCGATAAATGTCCTTGACCATTTCCGTCGTCCAAAATATTCAATTGTTTCAAAGTATGATTGGCAAGGACAACGCGTTCATGGGAATTATTAAATAACGGAATTTGAATGTTTTTCACTAAATTGCTATTGTGTTCATATATAAAATCGAGTAAATAACAAAACGCCATCGTTGCGACGGGATATTGATTGAATTCGAAACAATTTTGAAAGGTATCAGTTCCAAACTGTTTATTCAGAATTTCTTCAATATAGGTTTGTTTAAGGACGTTTTTTATTTTATTGGATGACATATCAATAACATGAAACGATACACTGGATTGGAAGAGATGTTCTATTGTGTCAAAAGTTGAAAGACCACTGTTAGAAAGACCACTGTTATTTTGGGATATGAATAAAACTTCATTGGGATTATATACAGAAATATATCTCTCCAATTGGTCATTATTATCGGCTTCATATTCAAATATAAAGGATTTTCCTGTAATAATATCAATGACAACAATACCACAGATATTTATGTGTTTTCGTTGTAAAATCCAAATACACATCAAATAATTGGATACTTTAGAAACATTGTCATTATAGGATAAATATGTACCTGGAGAATAAACACCTGAAAATATTCGATTTTTCCCTTTCTCTCCAACTGCTTTATCCTCTTGCACAAAAACAACCGCAGTAAATCCATTTTCAGTGATTTTTTCCAAATAATATTCCAATTGATAATCACGAAACCCAGCCATGACAATTTGCATATTAGAATTGTCTCCATAAAAAGTTTTCGATTTAGCGGCAATTCGCAAATTAGACATTTGTGAAAATATTTCTATGGTGTTTGTTTGGGTATTTTGTTTCAAGTCTTTGATACCATAGACTTCAAAAAAGGCTCCCACTTGAAATAAAACAACTGTTTTTTCTCCATATTTTTCTTTCCAAGTAGTATCCAGTGTAAAATATTCATTATAAATACTCATAGTAATGTATTAAATGATTTGTCTTTATGTTCTTTTTTATCTTTCTATAATATAATGAAGAATAATAGAAAAACTCAAAAAAGACGCGTAAGAGGTGGAAGTGGTTCTGTCAATGAAATAGGGGCTATCAATAATGAAATAGGGACTGTCAAAAAAGGTACTGTTAAAAAAATAGGTTCTGTCAAAAAAATAGGGGAGAATATAAATGATGTATTACTGAAAAAACTCAAACAAAAATTAGATAGAACAAAAAACATAAGGAAATATTTTATACAAAATATTGATATTTATCTAGAACTAAAATATGACTGTAAAAATATTTGCAAAAAAACAGTTGTTGTTGTTGATGAAAATCAAAAAAAAAAACAAATGGATTCTGATAAAGAAAAAAAAAAACAATTAAAAATGGTTGTTGGTGAAGAAAATCAAATGGATTCTGATGATAAAAAAAAAGTTGAAGAAAATCAAATGGATTCTGATGATAAAAAAAAAGTTGAAGAAAATCAAATGGATTCTGATATAGAAAAAAAATTAAAAATTCAATTAGAAAAACAAATGGAAGATATGATGAAAAACAAACCAGATCAAGATTGGGGGAATTTTTGTAAAAATTTAAACATAAAAAAATGCCAACAATTTATTCAAAAAAGAACTGAATTGGATTTTATTTATTTCCAAGTAAAAACTGGTCCACAATATTCAAAGGATTTGGATTTAAAAAAAGATATTGAAACCCTATATTTTAAATTTGTTGAGAAACCAAAAGTTGAGGAAAACCCAAATGTAGAGGAAAAACCAAAAGTAGAGGAAAACCCAAAAGTAGAGAATTTTACACCAGGACTATTTACAAACAGTAAGCGTTATACGAAAAAAAACACAGCAATGAAAAACATCAATGAAAACACAGCAATGAAAAACACAGCAATGAAAAACACAACAATGAAAAACACAACAATGAAAAATTGAAAATTTTTTCTAAAGTTATTAAAAGAAAATAAAATGCTCAAAGTTCAATTATCTCTTACCGATTTGATTCCCCAACAAAACGATTCTTTATTCTGTTTTCCGACAGAATCGATAAAACAGTGTCAAAAAATGCCGACAAAAAAATGGAAAAGACAATGTGGTTGTCATAATAATGAATATTGTTGTCGCAAATATGACAATAATTATAGTCACTCAAATTAAACAAATTGTGATTTTTAAAATTGAAAACTTTTTACCAAGTTTTTTTTTCAAACTCAAACAAATGTCAAAACAAACAACATATAATAGTTCTCGTTGCCAAGATAAAGTATGGGATTTGGCAAAAACAATAAAAAATCAAGATTCAAATTTATATCGTCAAGATCCATATGGAAATAAAATATGTAAAAAATCATATGGTAAAGATACTGAACAAGGTTGGAATATTGATCATATAAAACCTTCAAGTCGTGGTGGAAGTGACAATTTAAGAAATTTACAAGCTTTACAAACAACTCTTAATAAAAGTAAAGGAAATACACTTGTCAAAAAATCTCGTCATAATAATTAAATGGCAAAAATACTAAAAAATTGAAATATTTATTTCACTTTTTTTTTGCACAATATATTACGATAATGTTTCCCAAACTCTACAAAAAAAACAACAATAAAATCTATGAATGGACAATTTCACTCGACATTCAAGAAAACGTTATTAATATTAACACAATATACGGATATGTGGGAGGTTCTCTCCAGACCAAAACAAAAACGCTTGAAAATGGCAAAGGAGGTCGTTCTCTTTTGGAACAGGCAACTTTGGAAGCCAAAAGCAAGTGGACAGACAAAAAAGAAAAAGAGCTTTATTCCGAAAATGCGGAAGTTCCATTGACTCTTAAAGTGAGACCAATGTTGGCACAAACCTTTAATATTGAAAAAAAATGTCATTTCCCAGTTTATGTCCAGAGAAAATACGACGGAATTCGTTGTGTCGCGCACTTGGAGGATTGTTCAGTCATTTTGGAATCGAGAAACGGTGTTCCTTTTTCGAATTTTGATGTTTTGAGAGAACAACTATTGCCAATATTACAAAAAAATCCCACTTTATATTTAGACGGGGAATTATACACAAATGAAATACCGTTTGAAACTCTCTCGGGGTATGTTCGTTTGAAAAAAAATCTTGCCCCATCCGATTTGGCGGAAATTGATAAAATTCAATATCATATATACGATTTCTATAGTGTTGATAATCCAAAAGAAATATATCAAAATAGACTGAATGTATTGAGTGAAATTTTTCAAAATATACCAACAGATTCATTAATAAAAGAAGTAAAAACGGACATTGCCAATAATCATACGGATATTCAACAATTTCACGCAGATTATGTGGCAAATGGATATGAGGGAATTATGATACGGTCTTCGAATGGTATTTATGAATTGGATAAACGAAGCAAATATTTGCATAAATATAAGGAATTTATGGAAGATGAATTTGAAATTGTTGGATTCCATCAGGGTGATGCAGGTGAAAAAGGGTGTGTCGTTTGGGATTGTATCAATGATGAAAGCAAAACATTTGCAGTAAGACCTCGCGGAACTTTTGAACAAAGAAAAGAATGGTTTTTAGAAGGTGACTCTTATGTGGGTAAAAAAATAACAGTCATATTTCAAGAATACTCACAGGACGGAATACCACGTTTTCCTGTGGGAAAAAGTATCAGAATTGACTATTAGTAGGCGAAATAGAACTACTCCTCCTTTTTTTCTGCACTTTTTAGAATGTGAGAGATACACGCAAATCGTTTTAAGTTGGGGACTAATGTTGAATTGGCTTTGCTCATACAAACTCATCGGAAAAGCAAAAAGTTAGGGAACTACGTTCCCCAACAAAGGAGGGGGTCGTAGGGGGAACGTAGTTCCCCTACTCTATACAATTTCCAAAACACCGACCATTATAGTAATAATATTCACGGTTAGGTATAAATACATCACTATAATTAGCTTTCATAATAGGACCATTTTCGTTACCTGAAACACATTTAGATGAACCTAACAAAACACAACAACTGGTTGTGCACATACATTTTGGTCTAATTTATTGCAGTGTTCTTCCAATCCTTGGGGTAATGAACACAAAACCCCGATTTTTGACTCGCAGTATTATAAAGCGGTGCATTCTCAGAATATCCTGTCAATTTACTAAGATATACGGATTCTTCATAATTGGGAACCCAAGAAGTAGGACCATACGGGTATGTCCCAGGTTGGTAATAGGTGGCACCAGGTAAATTCGTGCGAATATCACTAAAATAATTAGAAGAATTATCTTGAGGGTCAGCGTGAAATGTTATATCATAATTATTGGGGTCATAATGGGTGATATTGTTGCTTGAATCGGTGGTGAAACGATTGGATGCATTTGTGTTTATTGTTGAATAGGGATTGTTAGAACTTGCATTAATAATGGTAGATTGCACTTGAGGTGAAATAGTTTGTTTATCAGGCGATGCTACATACCCAAATGGAATAGCTGTCATATAATTGGTTCCTGTTTGATAATATCCATCGGGTATTCCAGTTTGAGGAATAGTCACTTGTCCAAAAGAAAGGATACTATAATTGGGCGCGGGTGTCATTGGACTATAGTTTATGACTTGATTAGAGGCAATAATATTAAAACTTGTGTCGGTAACTAGCGATTGACCTTGTATTCCCAATGGAATATTACTGGTTCCCGTATCAAATGTTTCACAATTTGTTATTGTATTTATTATTATAATGGCTAAAATAATGATGATTAATAATATATATTTCATTGCCTCTTTATATACAACAATAAAAAAATTGAAATAAAAAAAAGAATATAATTAAAGTATATGATAATTCCAGTTCGATGTATAACGTGTTCCAATATTTTGGCAGATAAATATAGATATTATTTGCAAGAAGTCCGAAAACTTAAAAAGGGTTCAGAAAAAATCGAATATTTAACGACATTAAATGTAGGAGAAAAAACAGTAGAAGGACAAATATTAGACGATTTAAAAATAAAAAATCCGTGTTGCAGAAGACACTTTTTGACACATGTCGATTATTAGTATTTCAGGTTGGCATAATTTATTACTATAGTGTATATGAGTAAAAAAGGGGTTACAAAAAAAGGCGGAAATTGTGGATGTTCTTCAAAATGGGGAGGAAAGCGAAAAAGAGGAAGAAAAACGAGAAAAATGAAAGGCGGATATATTGATAAGGCTAGTTTTCCATTGGATTCACCAACAATACCGCAAAATGCATATTATCCCTATAATACTTTAGCAGGAGGTCCAGAAGACCCTACCAGTGCGAATATGCAACCAAGCAGTCGTCTTTTTCCTGACATGGTTTCAAAAGGAGGTAGAAAACACGGTAGAAAAACTAAAAAAAGGATTGGTAATAGAAACAAAAAAATCTTTAGGCGATAATTGAAAGCAAAATAAAACTTATTTTTCTCTCATATTGCTTTCAATAAATTTTTCTAAATAACTGTCTAAAAATATTTCCTTTCTACCGAGATGTTTTTTACTGAACATAAAAGAATTATTAATTTTTTTGACTGTCCAACCATCATCCAATGCATTCATAATAAATATCATTCTACGTCTTGTGTTATCTCTCATTTTTCCTTCATCTTCTATAAACAATATTTTTTCGTCAGACATATTATAATATAAAAATATTTGGTTTTTACTATTCTTTTTCAAAAGGGAAAATATATAAATGAAGGTTTATGCTAAATGAATATAAAAATGAATCATATTCATCTTTATGAATAAAAAATACACAATAGACGAAGTACATACGGATAAATTAAATGCATTTCATTCAAAAAACACAACTCAAATACCCCAATTGATTTTAAAAAAAAAGGGGTTACAAAAATATTTGAGGTCTTTAAAAGAAAATCAAATTGACGAGATAATGGAAACAAAAGATAAAATAAAAAATACAATTCAGGAAATAAAAAATATCTCTCGAGAGAAAAAAAAATATTTATTACAAAATTCAAAGGATATATTTCACTATTTTGAAGAGAAACAAAAAATTTCTTCAGGTAATAATAATAAAAATGTGAATTCTCTCAATTCCTTTTTCAAAATAAAATCATTAGGAGATGTTTCAGTCGACAATTATAACCAATTTAAAAAATTATACCACAATTATTGGAAAAATGTAAACAATGAAATTGTTGATGTAACGAAAATCTATTATTCGTCGGATATTTGTGAAAATTGCGAAAAGGGAGAGATGATAGCCCAAGAAGAAGAAGGAGTATTAATTTGTAATAATAAAGGATGTGGGCAATACATTACACATATAGTCGACAGTTCAAAACCAAATAATAAAGATCCCCCGAATGAAGTTTCCTATACTGCATATATTCGACTCAATCATTTTAAAGAAATATTATCTCAATTTCAGGCGAAAGAAACAACACAAATTCCGACAGAAGTCATTGATGCAATTAAAAACCGTCTGAAAAAGGAGAGAATCATTGACACTTCATTGATAAATTATAAAACAATGAGAGAGATTTTGAGAAAATTAGGTTTAAATAAATATTTTGAACATATTCAATATATAAATTCTCTTTTTGGTATTCAACCCCCAATTATGGATGACAAATTGACGGAAACTCTTTGTGTTTTATTTGTTGAAATACAACAACCTTGGTCATTGTATTGTCCACCCGATCGCGTTAATTTTTTTAATTATACATATACATTATATCAATTGTGTGTTTTATTGGACCAACCACAATATCTTCCTTATATTCCTTTGTTAAAAGACAGAGAAAAACAAAAATCACAAGACGATACTTGGAAATTGGTTTGTCGTGATTTGGATTGGGAATTCATTGCTACCGTGTAGAGTAGGGGAACCCCCTCCCTTTTAGGGGAGTATTTATAATAATAATGCCATAAGTTGTTTCCAATTTTGAAACAAGTGAGAGACAAAGGGCATTTCTCTCTATGAGAGAAACGACCTAAAAATCAAAAATGTTTCACATTGAGAAACAACTTGTGGCAAATTATCTTGAAATCATATTGTTCTTTTGAAATCATATTGTTCTTGAAAATAATAAAGGATGATAATAATATAAATATAATTGAACAATTCCATAAATGAACACCAAAAAAACAAAAACCAAATATATAATCAGTTCTCTCTGTTTTGGCGATAAATACCTACCCATTTTGGACCATTGGATGAAAAACACCATAGAAAAATGTCCAAGTGCTGATATAATTATTCCCGCAATTTCTCTCCCTTTGCCATTTCCTCCCGATGAAGTTCAATATTTTCCCCAAAATAAATTTCGATGGAATGCAAAAGGGGAGGCATTTTGGGACGTATTGCGTCTGGAAAACAATATAGAATATTTAATAAAATATCGTAAGCCTGTTGTTCATTGTGATTTGGATATGATTGTCGTCAAGAATTTAGATTCATTAATAGAATGGGGGAAGAGAGAAAGATTCGATATAATTTTTTCGAGAGAAACATGGGGAGATCCGCTTCCTATCTGTTCAGGATTATATATATTATATCCTTCATCTCAAGATTTTTGTAAAGAAATATGGTTGACAATGATGAAATTAAAAAAATACGGAACTTATAGTGACCAAAATACATTGCGTTTTCATGCAATAGACCACGAAGCGACAGTAACAAATGTATCATCAATGTTAGATGGAATTGAATATAAAAACACAATTGTTTCTCTCGATAATATGCGTATTTGTATTTTGGATATGGAAATTATCACTAGAGACCCAATGGGAACAAAAACACAATACGCTAATCATGTAAATGTCGATAATGTGGGAGGAGTCAATACATTTTTACGTTTTTTTAATGAAAAAATTGAGAATTTACCGTTGACTTGTCGTTGCGGAAAAAGTCATTTAGGAAATACCGAAATTTGTCAACATTTTAGGAGGAAAAATTGAAATTTTTTATAATATTTTTCTTTTTAAATGGAGTTGTTGCCTTGGATTGATGAAACAAAATTAAATTGGTGTGGGTTGTCAAAAAATCCCAATGCGATGGAATTATTGAGAGAAAATACCAATAAAATTTATTGGTACTGGTTGTCTTGTAATTCCAATGCGATAGAATTATTAATAGAAACCCCTGATAAAATTAATTGGAGATTGTTATCCTCTAATCCAAATGCGATTGAATTACTAAGAGAAAACCCCGAAAAAATTGATTGGGATGTGTTGTCAATGAATCCAAATATGATAAAATTATTGAGAGAAAATCCCGATAAAATTAATTGGATAAGGTTGTCATTAAATCCAAAAGCGATAGAATTATTGAGAGAAAATCCCGATAAAATTATTTGGAAATGGTTGTCTTCTAATCCGAATGCAATTGAATTATTGAGAGAAAACCCTGATAAAATTAATTGGAGTTGGTTGTCTAAAAATCCAAATGCGATAGAAATATTAAGAGAAAACCCTGATAAAATTGATTGGCATTGGTTGTCTCAAAATCCAAATGCAATGGAATTATTGAGAGAAAATCCTGATAAAATAGATTGGCATTGGTTGTCTCAAAATCCAAATGCAATGGAATTATTGAGAGAAAACCCTGATAAAATAGATTGGGAATTGTTTTCTCAAAATCCAAGTATATTTCAATATCCTATGATTCTAAAATAATGTTGTTGGAAAATTGATGTGGAAAATTGAAATTTTTTATAATATTTTTCTTTTTAAATGGAGTTGTTGCCTTGGATTGATGAAACAAAATTAAATTGGTGTGGGTTGTCAAAAAATCCCAATGTGATGGAATTATTGAGAGAAAACCCCGATAAAATTCATTGGTATGAGTTGTCTCAAAATCCGAATGCGATAGATTTATTGAGAGAAAATCCCGATAAAATTGATAGGGATATGTTATATTATAATTTGAAGGGGCTTCGCCCCTTCCAAACCCACGGAAGAGCAAGAGAAACCGCGAAGCGGTGTCTCTACAAATGCGATAGAATTATTGAGAGATAACCCCGTTAAAATTAATTGGATTGGGTTGTCTCAAAATCCGAATGCAATAGAATTATTAAAAGAAAACCCCGATCAAATCGATTGGTATTATTTATCTCAAAATCCGAATGCGATAGATTTATTGAGAGAAAATCCCGATAAAATAAATTGGATAAGGTTGTCATTAAATCCAAAAGCGATAGAATTATTGAGAGAAAATCCCGATAAAATTAATTGGATATATTTGTCTCAAAATCCGAATGTGATTGAATTATTAAAAGAAAACCCTGATAAAATTGATTGGGATATGTTATCTTATAATTTGAAGGGGCTTTGCCCCTTCCAAACCCACGGAAGAGCAAGAGAAACCGCGAAGCGGTGTCTCTACAAATGCGATAGAATTATTGAAAAAAAATACCGATAAAATTTATTGGCATTGGTTGTCTATGAATCCGAATGCAATTGAATTATTGAGAGAAAACCCCGATAAAATTGATTGGCATTGGTTGTCTCAAAATCTGAATGCAATGGAATTATTGAGAGAAAATCCTGATAAAATTGATTGGGAATTGTTTTCTCTTAATCCAAGTATATTTCAATATACTATGATTTTGAAATAAATGTTGTTGGAAAATTGATGTGGAAAATTGATTTTTTTTTTATAATAATTTTTTTTTAAAATGGAGTTGTTACCTTGGATTGATGAAACAAAATTAGACTGGAATGGGTTATCTAGAAATCCAAATGCAATTGAATTATTAAGAGATAATCCTGATAAAATTTATTGGAGATGGTTGTCTAATAATCCTAATGCAATTGAATTATTGAGAGAAAACCCTTATAAAATTCATTGGGATTGGTTGTCTGGAAATCCTAATGCGATAGAATTATTGAGAGAAAACCCCGATCAAATCGATTGGGAATGTTTGTCTGGAAATCCGAATGCGATAGATTTATTGAGAGAAAACCCCAATAAAATTTATTGGGGAATATTGTCTCAAAATCCAAATGCGATTGAATTATTAAAAGAAAACCCCGATCAAATCAATTGGTATTATTTATCTCAAAATCCGAATGCGATAGATTTATTGAGAGAAAATCCCGATAAAATAAATTGGATAAGGTTGTCATTTAATCCAAATGCTATAGAATTTTTAAGAGAAAATCCCGATGAAATTTATTGGAATTTCTTGTCTCAAAATCCGAATGCGATAGAATTATTAAGAGAAAACACTGATAAAATTCATTGGAATTGGTTGTCTGGAAATCCCAATGCGATAGAATTATTAAGAGAAAACCTCGATAAAATTTATTGGGATAATTTATCAATAAATCCAAATGCGATAGAATTATTGAGAGAAAACCCCAATAAAATAAATTGGCATTGGTTGTCTGAAAATCCAAGTATATTTCAATATCCTATGATTCTAAAATAATGTTGTTGGAAAATTGATGTGGAAAATTGATTTTTTTATATATAATAATTTTCTTTTAAAATGGAGTTGTTACCTTGGATTGATGAAACAAAATTGGACTGGGAAATATTATCTAGAAATCCAAATGCGATAAAATTTTTGAGAGAAAATCCCGATAAAATTAATTGGAATAGGTTGTCTCAAAATCCGAATTCTGCAATAGGAAAAACTGATATAATTTGGAATGGTTTGTCTCAAAATCCGAATGCAATAGAATTATTAAAAGAAAACCTGATAAAATTAATTGGGAATGGTTGTCTGAAAATCCAAATGCAATAGAATTATTGAGAGAAAATCCTAATAAAATTAATTGGAGTGGGTTGTCTGTAAATCCAAATGCGATAGAATTATTAAGAGAAAACCCCGATAAAATTAATTGGTTTTGGTTATCTTATAATCCAAATGCGATAGAATTATTGAGAGAAAACTCCAATAAAATTTATTGGGGAATGTTGTCTCAAAATCTGAATGCGATAGATTTATTGAGAAAAAACCCTGATAAAATTAATTGGGGATGGTTGTCTTATAATCCGAATGCGATTGAAATTGAATTATTAATAGAAAACCCTGATAAAATTGTTTGGGTATCGTTGTCTGGAAATCCAAATGCAATGGAACTATTGAGAGAAAACCCTGATAAAATAAAATGGAATAAGTTGTCTGAAAATCCAAATGCGATTGAATTATTGAGAGAAAATCCTGATAAAATTTATTGGAAATGGTTGTCTGAAAATCCAAATGCGATAGATTTATTGATAGAAAACCCCGATAAAATTGATTGGGATAGATTGTCTCTAAATCCAAATGCAATGGAATTATTGAGAGAAAATCCTGATAAAATTAATTGGGAATTGTTTTCTCGCAATCCAAGTATATTTCAATACCCTATGAGTAGGGGCTACGCCCCCTACGACCCCCAACTTGGAAGAGCAAGAGAAACCGCGAAGCGGTGTCTCTGATTTTGAAATAAATGTTGTTAGAAAATTGTTGTTTTATAAAGGAGCTCCCTGAAGGGAGACCTTTGACCTTGGTATTGCGTAGCGCCCCAACAAAATTGAAAACTTTTTTCTGAGAAAGAATAATCACTAAATGACTGAAATATTAACCGAAAAAATAGCTTCCCTATTTTTATCAACAATAATGCGACTCGATTCATATGAAGATTCGGAATTTAATGATACTATAGTGAGATTTGAAACAATATTTGAAGAAATAATAAAAACGGAAGAACATTTGGCAATACTGAAAGCAATTTGCAACAATGCGAGAATCGATTTTCACGTAAAAACATACGATTCTCTTGTTAAAATTGCATTGGATTTACTTTTTGAACAAAAAAAAATAGCTTTAGTAGATTATATCAAACATTTACCTATTCGATTTCTGCCAAAACCCGAAACTTTCTTGAAATAAAAGTTCGCAAAAGTGGTGTGATTATGTATTTTTTTCTTTGATCATATTCAAAACATTTTCGGATTCCTTTTTTGAATAAAATAACATTTTAGGGGCATTTGCCCCATCACGATGAAATAAATGAGTTGAAATAATTTTATAAATCAAGTCCATAATACTGGGTGTATAATAAACACAAAAATCTGTCAATTTATTGTCAAACATTGTGGAATATCCCGCAAAAATTCGAAGAAATTCCTTGTGTTTTGCTAAACAAGAAGCACTGAATGAAAAGAGATTGACGTGTATTTCAAAAGTTTGATGTATTTTTAAAATTCCCTCTATTGTTTCTAAAATATGATTCACAACAAGCATATAATTTTCATTCGATGCAAATTGTTTGAATTTCGGATAGTCAAAAAAAAGCTTATTGCTTCCCTGAATCGGATATATTGTATTGTTTAATATTTCATTCATAACATAATAAAGAAATTAGTATGTATATTATTTTTGTTAAACAAAATTGAAAATTTTTTCCCAGATTTTTTTCGACAACAAAAAACCAAGTAATAATCAAGTATAATAATCAAATGTCTACACCAGAAATCAGTTTCATGCAACCCTTTTGTTGCTATTGCAAAGGATTTGACCATAATTTCCGTGAAAACGAAGAAGATGTCAATTCCATCGTTCTTTGCCCTGTGTTAAACAATACACAGTGTAAAAGATGCAACAAAAAGGGTCATACAACGACTCGTTGTCCTTTGACCTATGATGACGAAGAAATATGCAAATATTGTCATCAATTGGGACACATAAAGCGTAATTGTCCAGTGCTTTTCACCAAACAATGCACATATTGCGGAGAGAAATATCACGTTGCTTCTAGTTGTTTTAAATTGAAACAACTTAAACATATGGAAGTCGCAAAGTAATCAGTCGCTTTTGTGACCAGAAAAAAATACTACATAAAAAAAATAAAAACAAGAGAGAATATTTGAAACACTGTTTCAAATATTTTTTCACGTATTATTCAACGTAATAAAACTATGGTATAATATAATGGAAGAAGTGCCAAAAATCATTTTTATAGTTCCTTATCGCGATAGAGAACAACAACGAGAATTTTTCAAGACACATATGAAAATTGTTTTGGCTGATTATTCACCGAATGAATATAAAATATATTTTAGCCATCAATGTGATAATCGGGCTTTTAATCGAGGCGCAATGAAAAACATTGGTTTTTTAGCAATGAAAGATAAATACCCTCATAACTATAGAGATATTACATTTGTATTCAATGACTTGGATACAATGCCATATACCAAAAATTTTTTAAATTATCGGACGACTCAAGGAACGGTCAAACATTTTTATGGTTATGAATTTGCTTTAGGGGGAATAGTATCGATATGTGGAGAAGATTTTGAGAGAATTAATGGATTTCCAAATTATTGGGCTTGGGGGTATGAAGACAATTTGCTGAATATTCGTGTGAAAGAAGCGAATCTTCATATTGACCGTAGTCAATTTTATCCTATTATGGACAAAAATATTATGCAATTGAAGGATGGATTAACTCGTGTCGTCAATAAAAAGGAATTTGACCGATATGTGGAAAAAACAAAAGAGGGTATTTCGTCGATTCATACATTGCATTATGATTTCGATGAATCGCAAGGTTTTATCAATGTGAGACAATTTTATACGGAATATTCAGAAGATAAACGATTCACAAAAGTTCACGATTTGCGAAATGGTTCTCGTCCTTTTGCACCAAATCAACCCAAAACCAATCAGTTTCGACGAGGAGCCAACGCAAGTATGAAAATGATTATCTAAGCTGTAGGGGAACCAAGGTTCCCCCTAAGGCGCTTCGCGCCGACTGTCGGTCGCTTCGCGACCTTAGACCCCCTCCTTTTCCTTGTAAATTTTTTTATTGTTTTCGAAGAAGGAGGGGGTCTAAGGTCGCGAAGCGACCGACAGTCGGCGCGAAGCGCCTTAGGGGGAACCTTGGTTCCCATACAAAATTGATTTAAAAATATCACATTATATTCTATAATAATAATGACGGATTGTTCTGTTTGTTGCGAAAAATTTAACAAAACTACACACAAAGAAATTGTCTGTAGTTGTAACTATAAGCAGTGTGCTACCTGTGTTGAAACATATTTACTCGGTCAAACAAATATTGCACATTGTATGAATTGTAAAAAAGAATGGGATATTGATTTTATGAATAACGCATTGAAAAAAACATTTATATATAAACGATATAAAAACCATAGAGAAAATTTACTTTTTGAGAGAGAGCGTTCTATGTTTCCAGAAACAATGCCCTTTATTGAGTCTCAAACAAGAATGAATGAAATAAATCAACAAAAAATAGAACTATCTGAAAAATATAGAGAAATTTGTATGAAAAGAAATAATTTGATTTATTCTGAAAACGATTCATTTGAAGAAAGACAAAGCTATTATAGAAAATCAATTGATTTTAAAAATGAATTATCCACCATAGAAAATGAAAATGCTTATTTGAATAATATAATAGGTTTGATTAGAAATAAAAAAACAACAGAAATGCGTAAATTTATTCGTGCATGTCCAGCAAATGAATGCCGTGGATTTTTATCGACTCAATGGAAATGTGGTTTATGTAATGTATGGACTTGTCCCGAATGCCATGAAACCATTGGATTGAATAAGGCAGAAGCCAATCATGTGTGTTTAGAAAGCAATTTAAAAACCGCACAATTATTAGATAAAGACAGTCGTCCTTGTCCAAAATGTGCATCTCTCATTTTCAGAATATCGGGATGTCCTTTGATGTTCTGTACTCATTGTCATACGGGGTTTAATTGGGATACAGGGAGAGAACAAAATGGACCAGTCCATAATCCCCATTATTTTGATTATATGAGGGCAAGAGAAAATGGAGAACATGAAGAAGTTCCTTCTAATGAAATTGTGGAAGAAAATCAATGTCTAAATCAGATGCCATCCATTGAAAAATTAAATAAATTAGAAAGTAAAATATATGGTATAAATCTTCCAGTTCCATTTAACATTACAGAAATTGTTCGAAGTCATAATCATGTCAATGCAATTTGTTTGAATGAATTGTCTCCTGCCCACAATATAGCACAATTGAATAGGGATTTAAGAATACAATATTTAATGAATAGATTACCGGAAGAACAATTCAAGATTTTATTACAACAACGGGAGAAAAGGGAAAATAAAAAACACGACAATTTGCTTGTTTGTCAAATGTTTGTTCAGGTTTGTCTGGATATTGTGAATCGATTTGTAAGAGAAGCAAAAACCAAAGAACATCATGCAATGTTTGTGGAAGAATATAATCAATTGAAAGAATATGTTAAAAATTGTTTGAATAAAATAGGGCGTAATTACAATTGTGTAGCATATAGAATCGGTTTCTAATTTTTAAAAATATACTTCTTGAACATTTTGTAGTGAGTCAGGATACCAATCGTGTAAAATATCTCTCATTCTTTTTCCGGATTTTTTTTTGGAATAATGTTCACTCCACCATTTTTGGGGGTCTTTTTTGTTGATGGTTAGATTTTCTATCGCCAAACGAAGGTCATTTTCATCCGTAAACAATTCTCCCGTTTCTGACGTTATATATTTCGATCCACAAAGAATACCCCTATTCATTAAAACAGGAATTCCCTTGATGAGAGCCTCTGAAATAACACGAGGACTGGCATCATAGACATTGGGGACAAACAAATAACGACATTGTCTTAAAACGTCCTGAAATTCGTGATATGGAAGAAAATCCATTATAGTGATTTTCTCTCCATATAGTTTTTCCAAGCCACAATTGACTCGACCAATAACCAATACTTTGAAACCCAATTCATCCATCATAATAGGGAAACAATTCATTGCCAATTTGAAATTGCGGTTGATGGCATTCCATCCGTCTAAAGAACAATGGTCGTCGTCTTTCAAACAAACATAGACAAAATCATATTTTTTTTCTTGTTCAATAGGAGGTTCAACATCATAGAAATCGGATTCACTTATATTTGCTAAGCGATGCCAATCGGGGTCAAATCCATAAAAAGAGGGGTCATTAAAACAACAAAGCCAGTTTTGAATTTCACTAAAATAATCAAATGTATCATTGATGCTATCGGAATCGCCTGATGCGTCTGTAATGGGTTTAGGGAAGGATTTATATGCAGTAATGCCGACGAGTTTAACACCGTTTTCTTTGTATTCTTTTGCCATTGCTCTTTCTTTATCGTCTCTAAAAAAAGCGGAAACAAGCACAATAGGAATGATGTTTTGTTTTTCGTTAGATAAATAACGGAAAGGGAAATGTCCTTCTTCTTTGTGTTGTTTTAATATGTTCAAATATTGACCATCAAACCCTTCTTTAAATAAAGGCTTTGGTTTTAAAACAAATTGTATGTATAAAAACCCCATTACGATGAGAATAAATAAAATTATAAAATATGTCATATTTTATTTATAGTGAGATAATCAAAGTGAGAACTATAACAAAAAATTGATTTTTATTTCGTAACAACTTCATTATAAAATGGAGTTATTACCTTGGATTGATGAAACAAAAATGAACTGGTGTGAGTTGTCATTAAATCCAAATGCGATAGAATTATTGAGAGAAAACCCCGATAAAATTGATTGGACATTGTTGTCTTATAATCCGAATGCTATTGAATTATTGAGAGAAAATTTCGATAAAATTAATTGGACTTGGTTGTCTAAAAATCCTAATGCGATTGAATTATTGAGAGAAAACCCTGATAAAATTAAATATTTGTATTTGTCTAGAAATCCAAATGCAATTGAATTATTAAGAGAGAATACTGATAAAATTGATTGGGAAGCATTATCTCAAAATCCAAATGCAATAGAATTATTGAGAGAAAATCCCGATAAAATTGATTGGAGTTGGTTGTCTTATAATCCAAATGCGATAGAATTATTAAGAGATAACCCTGATAAAATTTATTGGAAATGGTTGTCTGAAAATCCGAATGCGATAGAATTATTAAGAGAAAGCCCCGATAAAATAAATTGGTATAATTTGTCTGTAAATTCGAATGCGATAGATTTGTTAAGAGAAAACCCCGATAAAATTTATTGGAGATTGTTATCTAAAAATCCAAATGCGATAGAATTATTGATAGAAAACCCCAATAAAATAAATTGGTATTATTTATCTTGTAATCCAAGTATATTTCAATATTCTATAATTTTAAAATAAAAGTTGTTTGAAAATTGAATTTTTTTTCCAAAAAATAAATAACATAAAAATGGTTCTAACGTTACGAAGCAACAAAAAAGCAATAAAAGGCAATCGAAAAATGAAGATTTCGGTCTTTAGTAAAGTAAAAGATTTCGGAAAAGCACAATATAGTAAACTCGAAGAACTCAAATCGTCATTTGCGCTGTGTAAAACACCCAAACAAATTGCTAAATTTATAAAGGACGTAAAAATTACATTGAATTATGGGACAAATCTTAATCCTGAACCGGTGGATATTGCATTATTTCTATTCTTCATGCCGTCGTTTTCACCAATAACATCAAATTTTGATTTATCGATTTTGGACAATTATGGTGGTCATACTGATGATATTGAAAAACGATGCGATTTAATTTTGTCGAAAAAAAATGACAAAATTAACACTTTATTGACAATGGATGGACATGGTCGTATTGTCGGAAGAATGATTTCTATATTTGAAAATATTCGTGTCTATGAAATTGATAGAGGATGTCATAAATGGCATTCAAAATTCTTTCCAAAAGGCACATCTTATTTTGGAAATATATTTGATACCATTGATAAACATATCGAAAATGAAACCATAGAATCGGTATTGATTTATCTCAACTTTTGTGGTATTGGCGAACAATCAGATGCAGTTTTACAATGCATTTCAAAAATACAAACCTACGACGAAAAAAACGGAACTTATTGTATCGATAACTTGATAATATCATTTTCAAGATGTCGGGCAGGTGTTAGAATCGCCAATAATTTAGTCAATCAACTAAAACAATGGGGATTTGAAGAAAAAACGCAAAGACAAGATTTTGTCACAATGAGCAGACAATAAAAGTGCCACAGCGAATTTTTTCATTTCATGGTCACACTGAAGTCCCGTTTAGTTTAACCAACTTATTGCATTTCGGACATTTTCTGAAACGAATGATAAATTGATTAAAATATAAATTACTCCCATTTTCCGAGATTCATCATCTTTTCCGGTGAATGTGAGATTTTCCATTACAATTAAACACGCTTCTTTTATTTCATCAAAAGATAGATTATGACTATGTTTCATCAATAAGTTATAAAAAGGATCACCCGTTAAAAAACAAATATCATATTTCAAAGAAACTTGAATATGTCCATCATTTCTCCAATAATCGTGTAATTGATTGAAAAAACGGATATATTGACCTCTCGACATTTCATCAAACCATACTCTTTCTGTATAATTTCCCAAAAAATCAATTTCGTAAAATACATCCTGAATACGTGAATCCAATGATTTGTTTCTTTTTTCAATCATCATTTCCATTATATGTTTTTGTTGTTCATTCAAATTTAAATTTCGTGGGTATATTGAATTTCCCATAAATCGAGTATTTCTTATCTGTAAAGTAATGATCGGTTCATTCGTTAAATCACTTGTCTCAATGGGTTCTTTATTAATATCAGTAATATTGATTTCGGTAATTTTTGTTAGACGAATAAGTTTCGCTATATTTTGAACTAAAGATTCGTCCACTTCGTCTCGTGTATATGGATTTAAACATTTTTTTTTGCTTCCTCTATAAGGTATTAAATGTTCAAAAGAAAAAATATTAAAACCATAATAGAATCCCTTTTCGTCTTGAAAACAAAAGAATTGATTAAAAGGAATGTTATTTAGCGGTTCCAAAGTATAAAAATCTGTATCATTGATACATTTTTTTTTCAATTCAAAACAATCACCTCTCAACTGATTACATTTTTTTATTAAAAATGGTTTAAAATGTTTATAAATAAAACGATTAATCAAAAAAGCACAATATGTTTTCTTATAATTTATTGTTAATAAATCTATAATGTTTTGTTTTTTCAAAGTTGTTAAACCTTTGATATAAAGATTGCGTTTTCTCACTTCTTGAATGAGTTCAGGAACTTTTAATTTTTTTAATTTTTCACATTGTTGTTCAAATGACATCAAAGACATTTTTGAAAAACAATTGGTCATATAAATATACTTGTATTATTTTTATACCCTTTTGTTCCGAAGATCGTCTAAAAACCCGGTTCATCCGTAAAAATAATAGGAGATATAGAAGTGTCTATTGATGGAGTGTTTGTTATGGTATTCATAAAATCGGTAATATGACTATTTAATTTGGAAAAAATAAAAACACCAACTAAAGCCGAAAAAAAAACCTTGATTGCATCACGAACAACGTATTTTAATGGTGGTGTTTCCTTATCAATATAACGAATTTCAATAAATTTCAAAACAGCAAATAAAATGGTAATAAAACAAGCAACAATAAATTCTTTTTCCATATACTATAGGAAGATGGAATACGAAAGATAAAATAACGCACTATAATTCAATAATATCCAATAAAGGGACATCATTCGATAATGATTTTTCTAAACCTTGGTCTAAATCCAAAATATCTAAATGAATGGGTTCCATAATTTTGATTTTATCATTTTCTTCGTCATCATCATTACTATCCGCCATTTTTTTTTTCATCAAACTGGAAATGCTTATTTCTTCTAATCTTTCAATATTTTTGGGTGCATGAACTTGACTATCATTTTTTTCCGATTCTGTTATTGAATTATTTTTATCAAAAGATAACACAGAGTCATAATCATTAAAAGTTAATTTTGTTATAACTGGTTCATCATTTAAATCTTTGATTGAAGGAACAGATGTCGGCGGTTCTTCTTCGCCTTTGGTCGTTTCTTCTTTGGTCGTTTCTTCTTTGGTCGTTTCTTCTTTGGGGTCTTCGGTTTTTTCATCCTCTTTGATGGGTTCTATAATTACTTCTTGTTCTTCTTCTACACTTTCATCCAAATATGCGCGAATAATTGCTTCCGTCGGTATACTCTCTCGAACAGACATTAAAATACATTCTTGGACCAACAATTCTAATTCTCTATTGTTTCTTTGCTGTGAAAGTGCTGTTATATTTTTTTCAAATAAATAAACATTCGAGTATATTTTACGTGCAACATGAATGTAAACTTTATGAATAAATGTATTCAAATTAGGCACAGAAATATCGATTTTTTTCTGTTTATTACCAACTCGAATGCAGGTTAATACTTTTAATTGAATGATATGCACACAAGTAATTAATTCTTCTAAATGATTACAACCGCTTTTTTCAATAATACGCTTTTTTTCTTCATCCACAATAATGGAATTCCATTTAGGAATACTGGTCAAGAGATTTTGAAACGTCATTAAATATTTGTCAATTTCACCCTTTTCAACACACATTTTCCACGACTCATTAAAAATGGATTTAATACCATCTATAACGTGTCCCGTCAATATAGAAACCAATCTTGCGCACCATTCATTTCTAGCTTCGTGTAAATTTGTAATAACAAAATCATCCATTTTATATACTATAGTTTTTTTTACAGGTATGTTTAACGAAAGAAATCCTTGAAAAAAAGATGTTTTATAATTTCTCTCAAAAGGACTTTAGGAAAAACTTTTTTGAAACCAAAAAAACAAAAAGAAAAAACTTTATTAAATCCAAAAACAAAAAGAAAAAACTTTTTGAAAACACCATAGAATATTTACATTTCTATGATGTTTGAGAGAAAATTGAAAAGACTAGAAAAAGATGTTTTATAATTTCTCTCAAAAAGACTTTAGGAAAAACTTTTTTAAAACCAAAAAAACAAAAAGAAAAACTTTTTGAAAAACACCATAGATTATTTATTATTTCTATGATGTTTGAGAGAAAAATGAAAAGACAAAGGACTTTAGGAAAACTATTCTTGAATTCTTGAAACAAAAAGAAAAACTTTTTGAAAAACACCATAGATTATTTATTCTTTCTATGATGTTTGAGAGAAAAGACAAGAAAATGATGTTTTATCATTTCTCTCAAAAGGACTTTAGGAAAAACTTTTTTGAAACCAAAAAAAACAAAAAGAAAAACTTTTTGAAAAACACCATAGATTTTTTATTCTTTCTATGATGTTTGAGAGAAAAATGAAAAGACGATAAAATGATGTTTTATAATTTCTCTCAAAAGGACTTTAGGAAAAACATTTCTCAGATTCTAAAAACAAAAAGAAAAACTTTTTGAAAAACACCATAGATTATTTATTCTTTCTATGATGTTTGAGAGAAAATTGAAAAGACAAGAAAAAAATGTTTTATAATTTCTCTCAAAAGGACTTTAGGAAAAAGTTTTTTGAACGAAGGAAAATAAATAACCTACTGTTTATTCCAACAATAAATATATTCCTTATAAGTTCCATCTTTCAATCGGGACGATATATTAAGGGGTATTTTTTTATTGGCTTTACCCCATAAATGATAACAAACATTATCATAAATTTCAATAGGAATATTGATACAATACCATCCTCCAACATCCAATCCCGCCATAGTTTTTGTAAAAAGCGGAATATAAAATTCAGTATTCCACTCCTCTTTTGTTTCCCACGTTTTTGTATTGTTATATTTTTCTATATTGTAATATGGCGGTGATGTAAATACCATATCATATTTGTATAATGAATAATTTACTTTCAGGGCATTTTTAAACAGCAATGTTGCCTTGGTTGACGAAGTTTGAGACAAAAATCGTTTCATTTTTTGATATGGTTCTCTCAATGCAACGTTCATATCAATACCAATATAATGTGTAATGTCTAAAGCAGCGGCACCAATAAATCGACCTCCCCATCCCATAGTTGGGTCTAACACACTTTTAGCCCCAAACATTTTATAAATATTTATTGCAACGAGTGGTTTAAAAATATTGATTGAACCAAAATAGAGAGAGAAAATTCGATACCACATTTTCATTGGTGGAGTGTTTTTTTTCTCTGGATCCGTCTTATAAAAACGAACCATATTTTTAACATAATCTTTTTTTTTCAATTCAGGAAGTTGTTTTAAAAAATCAAAAAAATCAATGCCATGATTTCCCGTTGTATGAAGACGTTCCGCAAATGTAAAATAATCGACTATATCAGAACCCAATTTACTATTTAAATGTTGAACCGTTATTTTGTGTTTTCCAATATCTCTCAAAACACGAAAATCTTCTATGATGTCTTGTTCTTTTATTGGTTTTAATTGTTCTATAATTTTTGTTTCGTCCATTTTAATATTGAGAGAAAAAATATATATCGTCTTTATATTGTTTTTTATGAATCAAAAATATCTGTAACCAATATAAAGAATCAGTAACATATAATACAAGTCTCATAGAATGGCAGAACAAGCAACAAAACGAACAACAGGAATTGTAAAATGGTTTGATAGTCGTGGTGGTTTTGGTTTCATCACAATATTAAAGGGTGAAGAAAATGAAGGAAAGGATATTTTTGTCCATTATTCTACTCTTTCAACAATAAGTTCACAATACAAGTATTTAGTGTTAGGAGAATATGTCGAGTTTCAATTGACAAAAGCAGAAAATGAAAAATACGAGTTTTTTGCAGAAAAGGTCAGTGGTATTCGTGGAGGTAATTTAATGTGTGAAAGTCGAAGATTATCGACGTTAGAATCAAGACCCCAACAGAGTGAAGCTCACGACTCTTCGTCAAGAGAAGTGTCTAGAGTGCCAAGAGCACCAAGAGCCGATGCAACACAATTTCGCAGAGAGCCACAACTCAGAGGTCAGAGAAATAAACTTGTGCCACGAAAAGAAACAGCGGTTAATAAGACATACAGTTCAAATACAGTGGCATTATAAATGGAATAATTCCCATTTCGAATTTTCAAATAATTCAATATCTGTTCCACCCGATAAATATGCGGATTCGTAAGAAAATGTGGATGAATTCGAACCCACTATACGTTTAGTTTTCGATAATAAAATCATTTCGTATAGTGCTTGATGTGTTGGTGATGAACATAGATTCGGAGAAAGAATATTTGGATATTTTTGTTTGCACGTTATGATGACATTTTCATTGTCAGAACATAAAAAAATGGTTTCCCCTTTATCTTGATATTCTCTTATTTTATCCAAAAATGTTTCCAAACTTGTATTATATCGTTTTTTGTTTGTGTCAGTTAAATTATCAGTATATCGAATATGAACTCCAATAAAATTAGAAATATTGTTATAATGTAAAAATAAATCAATATCCTTTTGTAAAAAAAAGGGGTATTTAACAGATTGATATAATCGAATTTTCTCTCGATTATAGTCTAAATAAGTCATATCAGCGGGTAAAACACTATATATAGTTTCTGTAATGCAAAAATTATTGGACGTTGGACATTCCAATAAACGCCCTTCTTCGATCAAATGGTAATTTGTGTGATTATAATCATTATAATGGACACAAGATACATAATCGAATTTTTCGTAAAAATGGGAACATCCAGTTAAACATAAATGGGGGAATAATTCTTTGATGATGATTTTTTCTTTACCCATAAGACCATGATAATCGTAATCGATGAATACCCTTTTACCAAAATACTTGGCTATGATGATAGCAGATGTAAGAATTCGTAAACAATTGCCCAATTGATTTCCTAAACAAACAAAGACTGTATTATTTACATTTCCTACACAAAAAGCGCCATTTATATTATGATATTCGATGCCATCATACAAAGCTATACTGGTAAATTCGACAGTGCCATCGGCTTTGAACAATTCGGCGGAAAGAATACCTGAATTTATTTCATAAGATTTAGCGGTATGTATCCACGAACCTTGAGGTATCATTATTTTATGGTTAGATTTGTTTTTCATAAAGGTATCTTTCAAAGATTATATCTCTACACAGACTATAGTATGAATTTCAATTCCGCTTATGGAAATAAAATTTTGGGGGATAATTTAGAGAATAGTTCATATAATGGGAGAGTTGATATATTGAGTAATGAAAACCCTAAAATAAAGATAGATATGATGGAAAAAATTGCCTCTAAAAATAAAGCAATATCCTATTGTGATGCTATGAAAGGACAATGGGAAGACAATTCTCTCAGTCAAGGGTTTTTTTGTAAAGAAAACATTCAAATCATACAAAATGCAATTCGTGCAGGAGTATATGAAAAAAGTGGCAAAAAATTTGTGGTAGCACCACCTAATATGGATAATTTAATGATTATTATGCGTTCTTATTTTCTTGGATATGTTGAATTTTATGATAAAGATATAACAAAACAAATTGAATATTTAAATAACATTGTTATTGACTATTGTGTAAAGGAACTTTATTCGGCAAGTCAGGCGTATGTTAATTATTTACAAGACCAAAGTAGTATGTATCGCACAATGCCTCGTGAATTACAACACGATAGGAATTATAAAACATTACAACTCAAAGATTGGTTTTGATTTTTTGTTTCTCTCTAAAATATAGCAATGACAGAAAAAATACCCAGGAGATATATTCCCAAAACATTGAAACGACAGGATAGAGAGAAACAAATTCGCAATATTCGCAAATCACGCAAAATGTATAAAAAGGGGCATTATTTTATTCGGCCTCGTTTAGCGTCATTCAAATCTCGTCCATCATCCCATAATGAAAAAGCAAAAAAGATGTATAATATTGATTCTATAGTGGCTTCTCTCGAATTGGCGCGAAAAACGGGGTGTTCTGTTTCTTCTCTCGAAAAGATTTTAAGCAAAGGAAGAGGGGCGTATTTTAGTGGTTCGAGACCCAATCAAACACCTGAATCGTGGGCACGGGCACGTTTAGCATCAGCGATAACAGGCGGTCCCGCATCTAAAGTAGACTATGATATTCTTCAAGTAGGATGCAGTTCTGGAAGTAAGGCATTATCAATTGCGCAAAGATGATAAAGTTTGCTTGGCTACTAAAAACAATAAAAAAACACCTTTTAATTAAAAAAACAACAAATTATTTTAAGACATAATCAAACATTTTTGAGTTTCGTTCTTCAATAAATCTTGGTAATGTTTCTATAGTGAGTTCATATTCTAATTCATTATAAAATGGATTTCCCCAACAATCTAATTGTTTCATTGAACCATAGGGTTGTAGAGAAGAAGGAAGATTGTATGGCAAATCAGTTATTTTATTATTATTAATACATAATGCTATTATAGAATTCGGAAGATTTTCTGGTAATGATGTTAATTGGTTATTATAACAAGCTAAACTTCTTAGCAAAGGAGGAAGATTTTCTGGTAATGACGTTAATTGATTATACCAACAATATAAAGATTTGAGAGAAGAAGGAAGATTGTCTGGCAAATAAGTTAATTGATTCTCAGAACAATCAAATAATTCGAGAGAAGAAGGAAGATTTTCTGGTAATGAAGTTAATAGATTATTCCCACAACGTAATGTAATTAAATTTGTATATAAATAAATATCATCTGGTAATTCTCTCAGTCCTTGACTTGATAAATCAAGGAAGTAAGTTTTTGAATAGTCTGTCATTTGTCTAAATAAAATTGATAACAAAAAAATTTCAATTTTAGTTTGCTTAGCTAATTTAGTTTGCTTAGCTAATTTAGTTTGCTTAGCTAATTTAGTGCTCCATAAAAAACTTTTAAAAATGAGACCCTTTTTTGAGAATTGAGAAAAAAAATTGATTTAAAGATAACACATTAAATAATGCATATCACACGCAATGACATCATCAGTATTAAACATTGAATCTTGGAATCCTTCTGAAATTAAATATGGTTTACCAAAAAAGAGCAAGGTTGGAAAGTCAATCAATGCAGTAAGCACCCAAACCAATAAATATTTAAAAATATCGATGCCAAAAGTAATGACTTGGGGTATTGCGGACTTTTATGACAAGGATAAGGATACTCATGACGGAAAATTTAGTATTACATTGGCTTTCCCATTAAAAGAAAATGAAACCGATAAAACACGTTTGGCACTTGAAAAATTAAAACAATTTCAAGACCAAATATTACTAGATGCGTGTAAAAATAAGGCGATATGGTTTGACGATAAGGAAGACATTGACGATGCTATGGTTAAAATGATGATGTATAAATTTGTAAAATATCCTAAAAATAAAGAAACTAAAAAAATCGATTATACTAAACCTCCAAGTGTTCAAGCAAAGGTTGAACAATGGGAAGGAAAGTGGAAGTCCCGAATTTTCGACACAAAAAAACAACTGCTGTTTCCAACACCAGAAACAGAAGGATTGACTCCAGCCGATTTTGTTCCTAAATTATCCAATGTATCTTGCACAATTGAATGTGCTGGGGTTTGGATTGGTGAAAAGGGATGGGGAGTTACTTGGAAATTGGACCAATGTGTTGTAAAACCCAATGAATCAATGACAAATAGTGATGTTTGTCAAGTTGATTTTGATGATGAAGATGCGAATAACATTAACAATCAAAAAACCGTTGGTGATGATGTGGACGTTGATATTGAAACAGGTATCATTTATAAATCAGGAGTTCCAATTGAAGAACCCACAAAATTAGAAAAGGTAGTAGAGGAATCAACTAAAGTGGAGGATTCAGATGATGAAGAAGCGCCACCACCAGTAAAAGTCGCTGAAGTTCCTGAACCAATTAAAAAGAAGGTCATTAAAAAGAAAGCATCAGTATAATAATGTTTGATTCAGTGTAAAATAAAAAACTTTTTTTTTATTTTATATATTTTATGGGTGTTTTGTAAAAGTATCATCACTTCTATAAATGATTGGATTATCTTTTTCGTTTAATATTGAAAAAAGTGTTTCGTCTACTGATTGACCTGCATTTTTATTATCAATATTGAGTTCCAATGATTGTTCATATGGCTTTAGACCAGATTTTCTTATTATTTTATTTATTTTTGTGGTTTTATTGGGTTTAGTAGGCGCACTTGTTGGTGTTGGTGATGTTGGTGGTGGTGATGTTGATGATGGTGTTAATTCATTTGATGCTTTTTTTGGTGGTATTGGTGGTAGTAATTCATTTGTTGATTCATTTGATGATGCATTTGATAGTTTTATTGGTTTTTTTGGTTTTGGTTTTGGTGAAGAATATTTATTATAAAATGCTAAAGCAATTGCTTCATTATTTGTTTTTGGGGGATAAGAAAGTGCCAATGCAATCGCAATATTATTATCCATTCTATTGTAATATGTAAAGAAAAGTTCTCGGATTTATTAAAAAAAGGAGGGGGTCGTAGGGGGAACCTTGGTTCCCCTACAAAATTGATGATAAAAAAATATAATAATAATACATAAAAATGAATTATCATTTAAAATTACCTGAAACAATAGAAACCGAAATAAAAAAGCCAATACAAATGCCAAAACCAACGTTAACAAGACAAACCAACAGACCAAAATGTTGTAGCCCATTTGTTATAATACAATTTATTATGTCACCAAAAAAACAGAAACAATAATATCACTTTTAATTGAAACATCAAAAGGTCTAAATGTATTTATAATAGGAATACCTCGACCACGAATTTTGTATATCTGTTCTTTTTTCATTTTTAAAAGTTTTCTCTCAAATGAAAAAACTCGTTCACCCAATTCAAATCGAATTTCTTCTGAACGAAATATTTCTTCTATTGTCATTTGGAGAGAAACCAAAATATTATTATTGCTATCAATATGAACATTATCCGCCAATAAAGGAATACATTTGACCCGAATATCTTCATCATAAACCAATTCATGATGCCATAAAGGGACAATATGGGTTTCATTTTTAAACAATATTAACTTGTATAGTTTTTCTTCAAACAAATCGTCAATAAAAGGGTGTAAAACTATACAAGATTCATTGTTGTTCTTTTCTTCAATTGCCTCTTTCAATACTTCTTTAAGAACTTCAGAAATGTGAAAAATAACGCCATATTTATTTGTTAGTGTATACATTTTTATTAAAATATCTTTGTCCATTGGTTGAACCATTTTTATCAATATCGGTTTTATATCTTCTTGGTGACTTAATAACGAAGATATTTTCTTTTCAATGTTTAAAAAAATATCAAATAAAGATTCATTATTTCCTCCCAAAATATTTTTTACAAAGGACAAAAATAATGACCTATAATCGGGAGAAGTTTCTTCAAAGTCTTCATGGAGAAATCTCGACGATAAATATTGATATGCTTCATTGATTTTTATGAATTGGAGAGATGTGTCTTGGTCGGGGTTTTTATCGGGATGATATTTCAATGCCATCATTTTATATTTTTTTTTACATTTTTCTGCCGTTATTATTTCATCCATTTCAAATTCGAGAAATTCTCGCGCCTGAATATCGTCCATGCAATTTTGTTATGATAGTATAGAAAATACTTTCTAAATGATATATTGGACGATAATTATTATTGTAATATTTTAAAAACACATATATTTTATCAATAATGTCAGAAATATCAGTTTCCACCAAAGGACAAGAAGGATGAGAAAGAATTACTGAAAGTATATGCCATACACATTCTATTGCATCTAAATTATAGACAAGAATATCATATAATTTATCGCGAAAATCCATAAACACGATTTTATCGGTGGTTTGTTGGTTGACCATTACTTTGAATATTTCCTGAAGAATTTGATTACAAATGATATTAAAAACATCTTGGGGTAAATGATTTGATGAATGAAGCAAATGAAAAGACCTTATCTCTTTAATGTTTATAATATTTTCAGTTTCAATTGAATCTAATACATGGGATACTTCGCTCAATGATTTTATAGATTCTAAATATTGTGGTTTTGTAGGTCGAGAGAAAGATATGATTTGACAACAATGGACTATATTATTGGGTATAAAACTAATATGTTCAGTTATTAAAATAAATCGAATGAGAATTTGTGATGTTGTTATATTTCTATATTGTTGTATATAACTATAGAAAATATCAAGTAATTCCTTATGTATTGAATGAAAATTTTTACAAACGACAAATGCGATTTTTTCTGTCTTCATATTGTTGGATATAATATCTATGATTTGAGAGAAAATTTCGTGCCATAATACTTTAGAATTACATCCTAATAATGACATATCAATTTCATAATGAATATCACTAATTTTGTAACCGTATTTTTGTTTTTCTGTTTCTAATTCCATTTTTTTTTCATATTTCAATTGAGATGGACTATATCGTTTTAAAAAAAGCAAAACTTGTGAATATTTACCCACACCTGTAGGACCATAAAATATAATATTGGGAAGTGAACTGATATTCAATGGAAATTTACCATATATTCCAATTTTATCAGGATGAAAATTGTATTTTTCAACGGAATTTAAATATTCTTCATAATGTGTTTCGTAGAATTTCATTATGTATTCTATAGTGATGGTTTTATGTATTTATCTACAGTTTCCTTATGTCTTTTAAATATATATATTGATTAAATTGAATAAAATAAATAGCGTCTTGGCGCAGAGGAAGCGCATGAGTCTCATAAACTTAGGGTCCCTGGATCAAAGCCAGGAGTCGCTAATATTTTTAAAAAAAAATTGATTTTATGTTCAAGGATTTAATTGATTGAAAAATGGAATTGATAAAACAACCCAAAAAATATAAACCCTTCTTATCAGATAATGGTGAATATTGTGATTTAATTCCATCTGTATCGGATTATGATGATGGAATATCTTGTTCGTGTGGTTCTAAAACTGTATTTTTACATCCAAATGCATTCAAAAGTCATATAAAAACACAAAAACATAAAACTTGGATTGCAATCCTAAATCAAAATAAACAAAACTATTTCGTGGAAAATGAATTGCGAGAGAAACAATACAAAATCAAAAAATTATTATAGGCAGACAAGAACGCACTATTCAAAGTTATATACAAACCATTCAACATTTAACGGAGCAAACTATACAACAAACTATATCTATTCCATCTATTTCTCTCATTGATGTTTAGTTATAGGATGAAGATGAAAGAAATATTGGTTCAGAAACAAACTCTTGTTTTAATACCAATGATTTGTCTTCTTCGTCATCACCTAAATCCGACAATATTTTTACTCTCTCTTGAAGCAACATTTTATTGACATCCATAGTATAGGACTGTAAATTCATCACCAAATTTTTTAATGTTCCAATTTCATTTGCCAATAATTCGTGACGGGCATTAAATTCGTCTAGAATTTCCGTTAAATTCGACGGAACTTCATTTATGATACTATCGCTTGGTGCAGAAGTTTGAAAAGTGGACATTTTACTTTCATTCATATGTTTCTCTAAAGTGGTCAAACGTTTATCAACGAGAGAAATCACTTGAGGCAAGGTCAATCCCGTTACTGGTGGTTGTTGTTGCTGATTTGGTTGTTGATTTGGTTGTTGTGGCATTAAAGGTGATGGACGAATAGGTTCAGTAGGAGCTCTTCTTTTTCTGGCGGAGGCAAGGGCTTGACTCATATACATTATATTGTAAATTCCTAAATATTTCTAAACGCATTATTTATTTCTATAGTGTATATGGAAAAATCGGAAACATTATTTTATTTAGTATTGCTTTTTGTTTTAGGCAGTTGTGCTTATATTTATCATCAAAAAGAAGATTTTCAATTGAAATGCATTGTTTCCGATGTGGATGGTAATAAATATTGTGTTCGTGAACGAGAGAAAATCAAAGATGCCGTTAATTTGTTGGCAAATGTGGTTGATAAAATGAACCAATTTATTGTGATTCTCAATAAAAAATATCCGAAAGATGCACGTGTTCAAAAATTAGTGAAAAACTTTAATCCTAAACGTGTGAGTGAGACATTACCTACCAGCACTTATACCGCCTATAGTGAAAATAAAGGAGAGAAAACGGCGTTTTGTCTTAATAAAAAATCCAAAGAAGACAATAGTCATCTTATCGATGAACACACACTTACTTTTGTGGCATTGCACGAATTATCACATGATATGAGCACACAAATTGGACACAAAAGCGAATTTTGGGAGAATTTCCATTTTTTACTGGAAGAAGCAAAAGAAGCGGGAATTCACGAACCGAAAAATTACAAGGAAAAACCCGAAGAATATTGCGGTATGACTATTCATGACAACCCCTATTATGACTTGAAGTAGGGGCGCTACGCAGTACCAAGGTCTAAAGCGGGGCTTGCTCCCTTCGGGTAAAGGCGCTTTGCGCCGACGGTCGGTCTCCCTTCAGGGCGCGACCTTAGCCCTTGCGTCCCCCTAAGGCGCTTCGCGCCGACAGTCGGTCGCTTCGCGACCTTAGACCCCTTCCTTTTATCTGAAACATAATATATGTTTGGTATAAACTGAAGTAAATAAAAAAAACCTCCTAAGGTTTTTTTTATTTTTTTTAAGCAAAGACACTTCTGAATACTGACATTACAATATCAGGATATTCATCATCGACGCTAATTTTATTACCGCGTTTTTCTCTCGGAATATACTGTTTTATATCCCAAAATTCATTTGTATCATTGAATGATATTTTTACTTTTTCACCATTTTCAATACGTTTTTCAAATTGTAATGCGGTTTCAGATTCAAAATATGTGATTATTTCAATAAATACATATTGATAGTTATTTTTACGATGAAAATCAGCATAGATAACATTGCCAATATACAAATCTCTAAAAACTTGGTCAAGGATGTCAAAATCCACTTTCATACTAACTTTTGGAATAAATAGATACATTGTTTGCTGTTTGTTTTTGTGTTGGAAAAAAATATGGAAAAAAGATTTCAATTTTGTAGGGGAACCAAGGTCTAAAGCGGGGCTTGCTCCGCTAAGCCCTTGCGTCCCCCTACGACCCCCTCCTTTGTTATTTCAATAATTACAAACATCATATATTATCTATGATGTTTGAGAGAAAAGTAAAAGTAAAAAGGAGGGGTCGTAGGGGGAAGGCGCGAAGCGCCGACCGTCGGACGCGAAGCGTCCTTAGACCTTGGTTCCCCTACCTACCGCATTTTAGAGGCGTCAACTAAATGTGGTGGAACAACATTGTTTTCATCATAGACTCCTTGGTCTATTTTCGCCTGTGTATATTGAACTCCCCCCCAATTGGTATCCGCTGGATTTGGACTTTGTGGTTGTTGGCTCGTGGAATCGTGTATTTTATCTATTTCGGTATATTGTCCTACAAAGAGACCCAAAGGGTCAAATCCAGCATAATTACCTTGATTGTATGGTGCTATCTCTCGATTCGCGTCCATAATAGGAAGAGGGTTTTTCATTTGTTGGGCAATATTGTTGATGAGTTGTGGGCTGTAAGGTAATCCACCTTGTAAATCGGTTGGACTGGGACGAATACGATAGACATCATTTCCCTGAGTATCATTTTCCTTTTGTAAAAATAAAATAGGACATTGTATCCCTTTTTTTCTCTGTATTTCTAAATAATTTATATATTCTTCCAAATTATAAAAAGGTATCGGGTTTGTATCTGTTTGTGGTTGTTTTGGATCAAACAATAAAAGAACATTACCCTCTTTTATAAGCAAAGTGGGACATGTATCGGAATTATTCATAGTTTCTATAGTGCTCTTTGTAAAATATTGTTCCAATCCTTTTGTTGCATAAACATATAATCCCGAAATAAAAACGGCGATTAAAAATAAAAGTAAAATTGGATTTGATTTCATTTTTATTATAGGGAGATTTTTTTTCCTACTTATACACTATAGTAATAATGCCAACAACATTGATTTTATTTCATTGGAATGAATGTGGCGCTTGTATACAATTTATGCCCATTTGGGATAAAGAAATTGGTAAAAAAGTTCCATCGATAAAAGTAGAAGTTGCTGACATCACCAAGGATCTCATTCGAACAAAAAATCCAAAAACATTGTTAACAGACGAAGAATTGGATAAAATACTGCTTTTTGAAAACGAAATGGAAAAAAAATACCCAACAATTGCCAAATGGGACGGCAATAAAGTTATTGAATACCCAGGAGTAAAAAGAGACCCAAAATTAATCAAAGATTGGGCAAAAAGCATTGGTGGTGGAAAAAAAAGGAAAAGACGAGTAAAAACCCAATTTAGGAAAAAGGGTGGTAAACAAACTAAAAAGAATTGTTGGTGGAAGTTATTTTAATCACAATATTATTTCTATGATATGTCAGAAGTTATGATTTCTCTCAAAGAGGTCTTTATGAAAAGACTTTGAATTAAAAATAAACATCACAGAAATATTTTTTCTATAATGTTGAGAGAAAGGAAATCGTAAGTTTCTGATATTTGAGAGAAATCTAAACATTAAGTTTCACTTTTTTATCTGTTTTATCATATATTCCTACAATAGTCTTTAATCTCTTGTCTGAATACAAATTAAATTTGGTCAATTGAGGGTCATTTTTTTCATCAAAAAAAGCGAAATATTCAACTCCTTTAATAGTCAATCCAACCACTTTTCCCACAATTTTTTTCTCATCCGCTTTTTCCAAAATATCGTCTTCAATAGTGGGTTTGTATGAAAAGGCATTTGACGTGACATTTCCAAAATCGTAACAACTATAAGAATCACTCGATTTATGATATAATTGACAATCCACGGAAGCAGACTTGACGGAATTTAATATTTCGTCGGCAATTTTCACTTTAATTTCCGCCATCTCAAACAAAGTCTGGTCCGTTGTGAATAAAGGATATGGTTTTCTTTTACTTAAATCCGTTGCTTTCAATTCTCCTTCACCAATGGTATTATTTACCAATTGAATTTGTTCATCACTAAAAGAAGCCAAATATAAAAATACCTTGACATTTTGATACTTTTTTGGAAGTCCAATATGACTTTGGTATCTTCTTGCTCGTCCAATCACTTGTTCGAGACGCACCATATGCCAATAGGGTTCGACTAAATGGACAAACCGTGTATTTCTCAAATTGATACCTTCTGCCGCCGCACTAGTAATCATCATAATTTTAATAACTTCACCATAGAGATTATTGGATGACACTTTAATGAGTTCATCCCGTAAATTGGAAGGAATGTCGTTCCAGTCTCCATTATAAATATTTCGCACTAATTCTCTCTCTTCTTGTTCTTCTGTTCCAGTATAAAGGACGAATGTTGGTTTTCCTTCATTGATTCCTTGGATTTTCCATTCCGACCCCGTTTTTTTTAATTTGAATTGAACAAAGCCATTGGCTTCTAATACGAGTTTTAAAATGGCGATTCCTTCCAATGAACGAAAATGACTATAAACAAGATGCAATCCTACATTGTCAGAATTTTGCAAATTTTGGAGTATTTTTAGGAATTTTGGACTATACATTTCCAATCCCGTTTGTGAAAAAACGGTGCCCTCATTTTGTTTCAGAACTGCGAGTGCATTTTCTTTGATTTCTATCATATTTTTTTCTTCAGGTTCTCCCCGTTCTTCTTTCTCTTCTTCATCTTCATCTTCATCCTCTTTATCAATTTCTTTCGTTGGTTTTCCGGGGGGAACGGGAAATGCAAAATTACAAGCAGCTCTTGACGCATTTCGATAACTTGACGAGACTTCATAAATTTCGTCCTTATTTTTCAACTTTCTTTTCATTTGCTTTTTTTGTTTTTGGACTTCTACTTTACGAGCATCACGATAAACACCAAACTGATATTCACTCATTGGACAATATTGTGTGTGGAACAAATCCGTTTTCGCGTCAATCAATTCAGGTAAATTGGCATCCGTATCCGATACACGATAAAACGAAGACAATCCTAAAATCCTTTTTATGAAAACTTCATCTTGTTTATTTTTAAATTCCGGTTTTTCGAAATTCTCAATATTCATAAACTTATCGATGAATTGGTCAAGTGTATCAGGAAGTGCCTTATTATATACTATAGTGGGTTCACCAATGACTTGTATATTATTTTTAGCCAAAATATCTTTTACTAATGTTTCAAATTGTGTATCAGAAATATTCCCTGTTTCATCATAAACAACTCCTTTGTAATTTTCAAATTCACCCGAACCTCCTTTAACCTCCTTATTTTTATGCGTTTTATTTGTCAATTGTCGGTTTTTTTTGGTTAATTTTCCGCCTTTTTCAGGAGGCGGACCTTCTGGTTCTATTATAGGCATTTCCCCCTTGTATTGATTAATAAATCCAAAAGGATTTCGTGTAACTTGTATTTTTCCATTTTTAATATTTACATAATCGTATGTGTATAATTTGTTGCTATGGAAGATTTCCAAAATCTTTTCAGTGCTCATTTTTTTATCATTATGAATGCTATATTCCCAAGTTTTGATTGACCCCCGTAATATATTGAATAAAACGGCAATTTCATTTGGATAATTCACAATAGGAGTTCCTGTTAATAATACAATACGGGCATTGGATGCAGTCATCAAAAAACGATAAATCCGAATAGCGACGGAATTATTCAAATCTTTTCCCCCCTTTTTGATTTTATTCACTATATTGCTGATTAATTTGTGTGCTTCGTCAATAATAATGACTGAATTGTCAAATGGATTCACGGTATCCTTTTTTGAAATGTCATCTATAATTCTCGCCAAATTATTTCCGTTATAGTTGATTTGATAATATTTCGATTTTATCATTTCAATCAATTGATTGTCGATTTCATTTTTTTGTTGGGTATTGAGAGAATCAAAATTGGACGGTTTTTGCACATTCATTAACCATGCCCCCTTGTTTTTTTTCACATATTGTCTCGGAATACTCAATACATTGGATAAAATATTGATATTATTAGGATTACCATCAATAGAAACGAAAACCCAATGTTGTTTTTTTCGGTAAATGGGATCGCCGAATTTTTTGATTTCGTTGATAAAATTTGTCTCCAAAGAAGCAGGAATCAAGAGATATATTTGTTTATCACTTTTTAGTCCTTCTGCTATCGCGACTGCTGTCGCCGATTTTCCTGTTCCGAGACCATAATAAAGCAACAATCCACGATAGGGGGTGTACATATTTAAATATTCACGGGCTATTCTTTGATGCAAAAGTAGTTCGTCGGGTATATTGGAATTCTTTTCCGCATCTTTTTTATAATCGGCGAATAATTTTTCCAATTTTTCGATGAACAATTTACGATTGTTGAGATAATAAGTAGACGTTTTCACGTTTATTTTATCTCTTTTTGGCATTGTTTCAATGAGTTGGTTCGGATTTAATAAATTTACATATTTATTTTCGTCTTCTGTATCAACAACAACAATTCCATCAATACTATCTTCATTGTCATCGTCACTATCAGATGCATCATTCTTTTTATCATTTTCTTTATTTTCTTTCACTTCTTTCACTTCTTTCACTTCTTTCACTTCTTTCACTTCTTTCACTTCTTTCACTTCTTTCACTTCTTTTTTATCGATAGGTTTTTTCTCAGTTGGCACAGATACTTCATCTTCAGAAGATGATTCATCATCAATAATGTTAGGTTTTATTATTATTTTATTTTGAATTGAAGCATATTTACTCGACTCTATGGTTTTTGGTGGGGCAACAAAGTTCGTTTTTTTCAAAAGTCTACTCATAATTTCATCCCGATTTATTTTTACATTTTTGCGATTATCTGTAAAAACACATTCTTTCAAATCGTCTTGGTCTTTCTGTTCAATGAAAAAAATAGTAGGAACAAATTTTTGGGGTTTGGGTCTTATTTTTAATTTATCTAAAGGGTTTATAATTTCTTTGTATTCCATACTATAGTATTATAGTATATAATATGAGTTAAAAATTCCGTAAATATTCAATCGCAGTTTGACAAGCCAATTGTTCCGCCTTTTTTTTAATCTTATGTTTTCCTCCCCCCAAAAAGATGAACAATTTATTATGTTGACACAAATAATCGTGAATATCACCATAGGAATGAAATTGGGTTATATGAACGCTGTCTGTTAATTTCATATTGTGAATCGATTGACCCAAACATAAATATACTCCCATATTGTAACATGATTCATCTTCTGATGTAATTATTGATGAATTTATGCCTTCTAAATAATGAGGAGTTGTTTTGAATTCTTTTTGTATTTTTACTTGTAAAATATTTTTATAATTGTCGTCGGTTTGAATTAACTCGATCCAATCCACGTGTTTTTCAAATACATTTTCTATAAATATTTGTGCTACTTGATACCCCGGTCCCGACCTAAAAAGTGTCTGAAACCATCCGTGTTCATCTTTTATATCGAGTTTGTCGAAATCCAATTGAATGGCACCAACAAAAGCCTCAAAAAGACACCCCAATTTTTTCAAATTGGTTCGAATTTGTTTCGACTCTGCGTGTTTCGAGAGAATCACCCATTTATACAACCCCATTTCCAAAGCCATTTTTCCGATGGATTCGTTCTTTACCAACGCTATTTTTTTGTCGGTCAAAAACCCCGGTTCTTCCTTTGGAAAGCGACTATATAAATAATTTTTCGTGACATTTTCCAATACCCCATCCCCCTTATATTCCAGTGTTTCATTGGATTTCGTAAAAAGAGGCAAACAATCTTCGGGTTGGTCCACAATTACAATATTATTTTGTTTATTTTCTAATTGTGGTCTTTTAATATAGGATTGGTGGACAAAGGCTCTTTGATATAATTTAATGTTATTAATAGGAATATCTATTCCATAATTCCTCAAAATAGTTTCAATTTCCTCTTTGGTAATTAATTTATTTTGGGGATTGAAGGGATCGAATATATAAATATCTTGTCCTTGAGAGTTTTTTTCAACGCGAATATCTTCATCTGTCAACATCACTATAGTATATTATTATTTTGTATTTATATTGTTTTCAATTTTTCTTTGATGTTTTTCTGGTATATTTCTTTGATGTTTTTCCTGCATATTTCTTTGATGTTTTTCTTGTATATTTCTTTGATGTTTTTCCGCCATTTTTCTTTGATGTTTTTCTGCCAATTTTCTTTGACGTTTTTCGTTTTCTTCCGCCATTCATTTCGCCATTCCTTCCGCCATTATTCTTTTGCGTTTTTATACTAACAAACGGCAAATCATCGAATTTTCTTTTTTTTTCTTGCTCATCTTGCTCAATGGGTTCTTGCCAAATTATTGGCGCTTTTACAATATTATATAATATATCTTCCTGACCTTTTTGACAATGTGCACTTGAAAAAGCATTATTAGTATCATAATAGCTTTTTGAAACAACACTTGCCAATTTATTTTTTTCGATGATATTATCCGTTTGAGATGTTTTTGTTTTTTCGATAAGGGGGGTTTCGATGATATAAACCGTTTCAGATGATTCTGTATCATTTATTATTTCATTTATTTGACTTAATAACACATATTTTATTGGCAATCCGATTTTTCTCAAGTTAAACAATGGTGATTTTTTATAGTTAGTATTTTTAAGCATAATTTCATATTCGTCTGTTTTATCTAAATCTAAAACAGACTCTATAACTTCATTACATTTATAAAAAATAGCAGTATTATCTTTTTTGGTGTTTTTTAATAATATTTTGTTAGAAAGATAATAATTGCCGGAAATTTCAAAAACAATATTATTTTTTTCTTCATTTTCATTTTTCAAAAAAGAACTTATGCTTTGCCGATCCTGCATAATGGGGTCAAATCCTTTAGTGCTTTTCTCAGTGCTTTTCTCAGTGCTTTTCTCAGTGCTTTTCTCAGTGCTTTTCTCAGTGCTTTTCTCAACTTCTTTGTCTTTAATCAAAGGAACTGCTTGGTGATTTTTTAACGGCTCTTTAATTGACTCTTCTATTGACTCTTCTTCAATTGACTCATCTAATGGCTCGCCAGTTATACGTCTTAAAATTGTTATAGCGAATTGTCCTGATTCTTCATGTAATTCATCATCGTCAATGGTAAACATCGTTAACTGGGTTAAATTAAGTATTTCACTGGGTAATTTTTTAATTGGATTTTCGTCTAAAAATAATTCTTTGAGATTAACCAATTTACCTATTTCACTCGGTATAATGGTAAATTGATTCGCCGATAAATCTAAAAACTCCAAATTTATTAAATTACCAATTTTTATCGGCAAAGAAGTTAAATTACTATCGTGTACTCTCAAATAATTTAAATTAACTAAATCACCAATTTCTTCTGGTAAAGAAGTTAAATGGCTCGTTGCAATATCCAACATAGTGAGTTTTGTCAATTGTCCAATTTCTTTCGGCAATTTATTAAAAGAACCGCTTAACGTTAAAGACTTTAAATTTACCAATTTACCAATTTCAATCGGCAATTCATCAAAAGAACCGCTTAACGTTAAAGAATTTAAATTTACCAATTTACCAATTTCAATCGGCAATTTATCAAATGAACCGCTCAACGTTAAAGACTTTAAATTTACCAATTTAACAATTTCAATCGGCAATTTATCAAATGAACCGCTCAACGTTAAAGACTTTAAATTTACCAATTTACCAATTTTTTTTGGAACATTAGTCAAATTATTGATAAAAATACTTTTTAATTGGGACAACTGACATAATTTCATCGGAAATTGAAATGAACTGTTTTTTGTGTAATTAAATTCTTCTAAATTTACAAATCTATCCAAATACAGATCCCAGATTTTTTCGATTTCTTTGGTCATTGGTGTTCCATTGATGTCCAATGCAATGATCTTGACATTTGTTTCATTTTTATCAATGCATTCTTCCAAATCTTCGATTGTATAAATAGTCGTCATTTATACTATTATCATATTTTTCTCTCATTCAAAGAACAATGAATGAATTGTTATGAGGTCATTAGGTTTTTCACACGAAATACACATTTCTATAGTGTTTTTGAGTTTTTCCAATCTCTCATTCCATTCTTTTTCATCTGTTATTCTTACGATTCCGTCTTTACCTACATTCCAAGGACTTTTTACAATACCTACTTCATTGTTATAACTGTCTGTATTTATTCGTATCATGACAATAGGACGGAAATAGACATCTTGAACTAAATTATTGATTCTTGCAATTTCACATGTGGAATCATAATTGGTATGTTGGTTTTCATCCACTTCAACAATCAGTATTTTTTCTCCTAAATCACACAGAAAATCAGGACGACGTTGAGAACATCCATCTTGTATTTTTTTATCCCAGACCCAAGTCAATTGAGAGAAATGAGAGAAGATAAAATCTTTGATTGCTTTTTCTTTGGTTTTGTAATTTCTTACGACAGGTTTATCCGGAAAAGTATGAATAAAACAATGCATACAATATCCGTCGTATTTTGGATTATAAAATCTTTCTTCACAAAAAGAGCTTTGACATTTTGGATGCGTAACATCACACATGAAAGATTTTTTGTGGTTTGTGCAGTATAATGGTGTTTTTTCATTAGGGTAATTGAAACAAGGTCTCGTATCACATTCCAAACATTTTTTATGAACAACGTCCTGCATATCGGTTTTCTTATGGTCGAAACAATATAGGGCTGTTTTTTCATTTGCGAAATTAAAACAAGGTCTTTTATCACATTCTAAACATTTTTTTTCAACAATATTTTTCATATCGATTTTCTTGTGGTCAAAACAATATAGGGCTGTTTTTTCATTTGCGAAATTAAAACTGGGACTTTTATTACACTCTAAACATTTTTTATCGATAACATTAATCATATTTTTCAATTTATGTAGGAAACAAAATATACCCCGTTGTTCATTTTCAAAATTGAATGAAGGAGCGGTTTTGCAATTTTTATTTTCACATTTTTTATCAACAACATTTTGCATATTTTTTTCTTTGTGATTGAAACATAAAATACCGCCTTTATTGTCTGGATAATTGAATTTGGGCTGTTTATTGCATTTTAGGCATTTTTTATTTTCAATATCCTGCATATTTTTTTCCTTATGGTCTTTGCAGTAAAGACCACGTTTTTCTCCAATAAAATTATAGATAGCTTTCTTTTTGCATTTAAAACAAGTTTTTTTTCCAAGTTCAATCATTCCTTTTTCGATGTGTTTAGAACAAAATTTTACTGATTTTTTATCTTCGAAATTAAATCCCGCTCTTGTTCCACAATTTTCTTTTTCACATAATTTGTGTTTTACATCCAACATATCGGTAGTTTTATGTAAATTACAGAACTGTGCCTTTTGTCCATTCAAATTGAATGATGAATATTTAGAACAATTGGGTTGAATACATATTTGAGATATTTTTCTTGGTTTTTGTTTATTTACGGGTGTTATTTCTTCACAAAGAATCATATAACTTTATTTAGTTATATCTTTTATTTCAATTTTTTATTTTTTATATGTTTATATACTATATAAATGACTATAGGTTTAGCCAACAGTGCTCTTAAAAGTAGATACCAAGGATCAATTGTAAATCAGAACCAGGGGGGGGGTAATTCCAAAGCGGGCATGGCGTATCAAATCGGACGCAGTTGGCATTTCATCCACTTCTTAAAAGAAAGTGGTTCTAAAAATAATTTACCCTCTCTCCAAAAAACTCTCGTTTTCGCCAATCAATCAAGACCTGTCGGAAGTTGGACCAACGGAAACACCTACTGGCACATTCCAGGAACAGGAAACCAATCCAATATTAACAATAACGGTGGTCTTCGTTAAATATATTCATTTAGATGATTATCTATAAACGATATAAAAAGAAAACTTTTTATACCATTAGCTCCAATGAAAATATACATTGATAATCGGGAACACGATTTAATTCATTATTTAGAACCAAAAACCACCATTCAAAAAGTTGTCCTACCTTTAGGCGATATTCTCCTGAAAACCGATGATGATAAAGAAACAATACTGATTGAGAGAAAAACCATACAAGACCTTTTAGCAAGTATCAAAGACGGTCGTTATCGCGAACAATCGCATCGTCTCATTGGAACGAGTAAAATACCACTCCATCGTGTGATATATTTAATTGAAGGTGTTTTTAATGGGCAAACCGCATCAGAAAAACAAACGGTATACTCGTCAATCGTATCTCTCAATCAAATCAAAGGGTTTAGTGTAATGCGGACGTGGAATTTGGCGGAAACTGGAGAAGTCATTTTGAATATGACGACGAAATTACAAAAAGAAATGGAAAAGGGTAATTTTTCCGTAGAGCCAATTTCGGAAAATACAGAGACACCACAAAGCAGTTCTCTTGTTGTTCTTGATTTAATTCCGAACTCGGGGGTCGTACAAAGCACTTTTGAGAATTATTGCAGTTTGGTAAAAAAGGTCAAAAAAGAAAACATTACGCCTGAAAATATGGGGGAAATTATATTGTGTCAAATACCGGGAATTAGTTCAGTTAACGCAGTTGCTATCATGAAGGGTTTTTCATCCATATCACAATTTCTGGATAAAATCAAAACGGAACCCCTATTTTTGGAACAATTTACGTTAGAAGCATCAAATGGTAAAAAGAAAAAACTGAATAAAAACATTATAGAAAATATTCGCAAATATTTGTTGTTAGAAAATACCATGTAAAATAAAAAAGAATGATTTTATAAATTATTTATTCTGTTTCTGTTTCTGTTTCTGTTTCTGTTTCCGTTGCAGTTAGTTTAGATAACACAATTTTGCTTATAATCCACGTTCCAAACAATATCCACATAGATTGTATCGAATCTGCGCCATTCATAATCATCCATCTCAATGCAATACAATGAGGTGATGCTACGATTAGAGGTGAAGTCATAAATCCAACAAAGGATAAATGCACACAAAGATGTGTATACAAATGCGCTGATATATAATGTAGAATAATCCACAATATATAGATTCCAATCATTTTACTGAGAAGTAGAACGAAATCATACATTTTTTGAGCAATATCAAATATCATTCTACTGAGAAGTAGAACGAAATCATACATTTTTTGAGCAATATCAAATATCATTCTTTTTATGCAATATAATAAGTGGGTTTTAATTTTCAATTTTTCTACAATGCAATATACCGCTGAAAAGGGTCTTATCACGGTCTTTCGTAGTTTAGATTTTCCAATTTTTTCCACAATCTAAACAGGTGATAAACACCGTAGCGGGTTCATCAGCACTTCGTATTTGCAATTCATAATACGTGCATTTTTTAGAACCGCATTTTTTGCAAGTAAAAAGACTTGTGGATGATTCAACCTTTACATTAAATTTGCTATCATCCCTTTTTATTTTCTTTTCAATTAAATCCTTCCATTTGGTCGCGTCGAATTCTTGATGTGTCATAAATGCCACTTCTTGTGGTTTTATTTCTTTATTGGCAATTAGAGCAATCATTTCAGGCTTTAAATTAAAATAGACAGTACGTAAACGGTCAATATACAATTGACAAAAGGAAACATTTTGCCACGATTTGACGATTTTTTTTATATTCGCTTCTTTAATGGCATAATTGTAAACCCCCTTTTCCAAATTGATTGGACAATTTTCAGTAAAACGCAGTGTGGTTTCTTTCAATAAAATACTTTTTAGTTTATTTCGGATACTTTCCCTAAATTCTTCGGGATTTTTGATTGTATAAGACATATATGAATCTTATACAATGATTTTTTTATTTCAATTTTTTTTTAGATTATATCAACAACATAATCTCTACTCGGAAAAATATGATTCTTCGCTTAATTCAGTTTGACAATCTAAATAGGATTCAGGTTCAGCAATCACCTCCTTTTTAATAAGAGTTTTTATGTCCTTTTTTGATTTTTTCACCGGCTTTTTAATAATAATTTCATCTTCATCTTCATCCTCATCTTCTTCCTCGTCTTCTTCTTCTTCTTCCTCATCTTCATCGACCACAAAATCATCTTTTAAATATCCTCCCGTTTTCGTAACAGGCAAATCATCAAAATCGTCTTCAGTTTCTTCTTCTTCGTCTTCATCTAAATCATCAAATCCACCAAACAAAAACTCATATATTTTCTCCCATTCATTTTCAGTTAAACTGACACATTTATTTTCTTCATCAGTATTCACCAATACACAATTTCCGAAAAAAAGTTCAGTATCCACAGGTGGGGGGAAATCATATTTATTTTCGTTATTTGCCTTTCCAGTCGTTTTTCCATACAAAGATACATTGTATTTTTTTTCTTCGAGACTTACATTCCAAGTATAAATGCTTTTGAAATCTTCTTCTGATTTAAACCCCGCCTTTTTGTATAATTCAGCCTGTGAATATCCCTTAATGTTAAGTTCCTTGATATTCCCCGATTTTTCAATAATTAAAACAGTGGTAGTCATTATATTTTATAAAATATTTTATTTTTAAGTTTCTTTTCATTGAATAATATTTGTGTAAAGACACCACTAAATGGTTTTTTAGAGGTTTTTAAACAAAATTGAAATAAAAGAATATAGAAAAAAAGGACAATATAGTATAGAATGTCATTAAAAAAATCATCCAATCATATTTTAAGTTTATACAATTCAAGATTGACCATTTTAGAATTATTAAGCATGGAGAATTATGATGTCACAGGATATGAAGGCTTTAGTATCAATGAAGTTGAAGCAATGTTTAAAAATTCACAATTGGATATGCTCGTAACCAAATCAAAGGATAAAACAGAAGAAAAAAATATATACGTTAAATACTTTTTGGGTAAAACATTACGAAATAATATAAATGAAATTATCGAAGATTTATTTGATAATAATGATGGAGCAACTTTGACTAAAAATGACACTTTGGTTATCATTATTGATGATGAACCCAATGATACAATTATAAAAAATATTTGTTATAAAAATGACAATGAAGGTATATTTATCGTTTTGTTTAATATAAAACGACTTCAATTCAACGTTAGAAAACATAAATTAAATCCTTCATTTATTTCCATATTGACGGACGAAGAAGTGGAAGAACTTAAAAATAGAATGAAAATAAAACATTTATCGCAATTGCCCGAAATATCACGATTTGACCCACTAGCAATGTCTATTTTTATGAGACCAAATCAAGTATGTCATATTATTCGCGATTGTCCTACGTCAATAGCGGAAGATTATTATCGTGTTTGTCACTAGTCAGAACCTTTACTGTTAAACTATTTGTGTCTATATAATACAATGACAACAATACCCGATAAAACTGTCGGAAACCAAATTCCATTACAATTCCAACCCGCAGATTTTTTTTACTATAATTCCAATCTCACACCTTCAGATGTAGATTGCAAACAATTGCTATTGTTTGAAGGAGATTGCGAGAAAGAACCGACTTTGGATTGTTATAGAAAAGAATTATGTATAAATAAAAATTTAGCCAATGATTTATTGAAAACAAAAAATAATCATTTAGAGGTTGAAACGAGAAAAACCGACACGGAACAAATATATGACAAGTCAAAATTAAAAACATTAAATTTTATAGGTGGAATTTTAGCAATGTTTTTTATTATGATTGTTTAAACATTGAAATTATACCCCCCGAATATATAATGGAGTGTTCAAATTTAATATCTTTAGACCAATGTTATATCGGAAAAATCGAAGATGCTTTGACGAAATTTAATCTCGCATTTCAACAACAGGGATTGGATGGAGAACAACGCGATTATTACCAAACAGTTCAACCTGCCTATGATGAATTGATAAAAATAATTGATGAGGTTGTTGAAAAGAGAGACCAAATCACTCCTAATTTGGTGAATGAAGATAAAAGTATTCAAGAAATAAAAAAAAAATATGATAATTTATTGCTATTGAGAGAAAAAATTGACTCTAAAATGAAAAATTTAACCGATAAAAATAGCATTCCCAATTTATATAAAGAAAATTTGGATATTTCCGTTTATACCAATACTTTATGGATTATATTAGCAACATCCCTTCTTTATTTCACTTTTTTACAGATAAGAGATTAGAACAAATAATAGGTAAGAAAATTCTCATTATTATACAAAATGAATAATAATGCAACATGGACAAAAAAAAATACACCTTATCTCGGTTCTCATTTGGAACCATTTTCTTTCATTAAAGAAGGGTTTTCATTTAGTAATATAGACGAAATTGACGTTAAATGTAATGATGCCAATGATGTTAATAAATATGTTCAAACAATATTAACTCGTAATAATTCCAATATAAACACTGTCAACAATAGCCTGATGGATTTATCGCAAAATATTTTCAATTATAATGTTCAAAGACAATCAATGTTGAATCCAAACCCCAATACTAATAAATATTATGATTATATTGGCAGTCCACCCCCAACTTTACAAGATGGGGTCATTAATGACAACTACGATTTAGCAATTAAAGAAAATACATTGCATATTGTTGGAAGCATTACTTTAGCAAGTTTATTAATTGCTGCTATTATTTTAGCAAAGGATTAAAATTGATTTTTTTTTCCATTTTTATATAAACATAAAAATGGAGTTGTTACCTTGGATTGATGAAACGAAATTAAACTGGGAAAGTTTGTCTCTAAATACAAATGCGATAGAATTGTTAAAAGAAAACCTCGATAAAATTGATTGGAATTGGTTGTCTTATAATACGTATGCAATAGAATTATTGAGAGAAAACCCTGATAAAATTAATTGGGATTATTTATCTAAAAATCCAAATGCAATAGAAATATTGAGAGAAAACCCTGATAAAATCAATTGGGTTTGGTTATCTCAAAATCCAAATGCAATAGAATTATTAAGAGAAAACCCTGATAAAATTAATTGGTATGTGTTGTCTGAAAATCCGAATGCAATAGAATTTTTGAGAGAAAACCCTTATAAAATTGATTGGATGTGGTTGTCTAAAAATCCAAATGCAATAGAATTATTGAGAGATAATTTTGATAAAATAAATTGGATGTGGTTGTCTGAAAATCCAAATGCGATAGATTTATTGAGAAATAAACCTTATAAAATTAGTTGGATGATATTGTCTTCTAATCCAAATGCGATTGAATTATTGAGAGAAAACCCCGATAAAATTCATTGGTATTGGTTGTCAAAAAATTCAAATGCGATAGAATTATTGAGAGAAAACCCTTATAAAATTGATTGGGAATGGTTGTCTGAAAATCCCAATGCGATTGAATTATTGAGAGAAAATTTCGACAAAATAAATTGGGAATATTTGTCTAAAAATCCAAGTATATTTCAATATCCTATGATTTTGAAATAAAAGTTGTTGGAAAATTGATTTTTTATTTTTTTTATATTTTCATTTAAAATGGAATTGTTACCTTGGATTGATGAAACTAAATTAAATTGGATATTTTTGTCATCAAATCTGAAGGGGCTTCGCCCCTTCCAAACCCACGGAAGAGCAAGAGAAACCGCGAAGCGGTGTCTCTACAAATGCGATAGAATTATTAAGAGAAAACCTCGATAAAATTTATTGGAAATGGTTATCTGTTAATCCAAATGCGATAGAAATATTAAGAGAAAACCCTGATAAAATTAATTGGTATTGGTTATCTCAAAATCCGAATGCGATAGAATTATTGAGAGAAAACCCTGATAAAATTTATTGGGAAATATTGTCTCGAAATCCAAATGCGATAGAATTATTGAGAGAAAACCCCGATAAAATTTATTGGCATTGGTTGTCTGGTAATCCAAATGCAATAGAATTATTAAAAGAAAATCCTGATAAAATTAATTGGGATAATTTGTCTCGAAATCCAAATGCTATTGAATTATTGAGAGAAAACCCTGATAAAATTAATTGGGATAGTTTGTCTAAAAATATGAATGCGATGGAATTATTGAGAGAAAATCCCGATAAAATAGATTGGTCATGGTTGTCTCAAAATCCAAATGCAATAGAGTTATTGATAGAAAATCCCGATAAAATTGATTGGATATATTTGTATCGAAATCCGAATGCGATGGAATTATTTAGAGAGAACCCCGATAAAATAAATTGGGATTTGTTGTCTTGTAATCCAAGTATATTTCAATATCCTATGAGTAGGGGCTACGCCCCCTACGACCCCCAACTTGGAAGAGCAAGAGAAACCGCGAAGCGGTGTCTCTGATTTTGAAATAAAAGTTGTTGAAAATAATTAAGGGGTCAAATGTCTTCCTGAATGCAGAGACCTTTGACCTTGTTGATACTGCGTAGCGCCCCAACAAAATTGATTATTTTTTTTCATTTATAAATCACCAACAATAAAATGACTGACTATAGTGTAACAAAATTAGATTTATCTCATAAGGGTTTGAAAGAATTGCCTGATGATATTCATCTTTATACAAATTTAATAACATTAAATTGTTCATGTAATAATATAACATTCTTACCTGACAATCTTCCAAATTCTATCCAAGAATTATTATGTGAACATAATCAATTAACATTCTTACCTGACAATCTTCCTCAATCTCTTCTTGAATTATTTTGTTATAAAAATCTATTAACATCCTTACCTGACAATCTTCCTATTTATCTCAAAACATTAATTTGTTATAGTAATCAATTAACATACTTACCTGACAATCTTCCTGATTCTCTCATAACATTATATATATCCAATAATCAATTAACATCTTTACCTGACAAATTTCCTCATTTACTATTATTATTTAATTGTCGAAATAATCCAGTTTATCATGAATCAAATTACGACCTAAATATAAATACGTTGCCAAGATATATCAAAGAAAAATACAATTCTAAAATGTTTGATTATGTTATGAAATAAAATATTATCATTTTTTTTCATTAAAATCATTTCCAATATTAAGATAACAAGTAAAACCATATAAAAAATTATCTCTTATTATATTAGTCGTTGGTCTATATGTCTAAAAAGAAGAATAACCAAAATACAAATAATTCGTCAAATCATCAAATTATCCCAACTAATCAAGGAAACTTGAACCATAATAATGAATCAAACTGTGTTTTAACGATAACCTCCATGGTTTCTTTAGAGTCCTATGAATTATTAAAACGAGAAAATGACCAATTAAAATTACAATTGGGAAAAAAAGATGAAGAGATAAACCATTTACAAAATAAAATTATTGTCGATTTGGAAGAAAAAATTGCATTTTTAGAAAAGGAAAACAAGAGTTTGAGAGATGAATTAAATGAACTAAAACGGGCATTTAATAAAATAAATCGCGATAATGAAGTAAGAAATTTACGTGAATTTATAACAAAATTAATCACTGCTATACAAGATATAAATATGGATGAACTATTGGAACAAAAAATATGCGACAAAAATATTGTAGATAATCTTGTAAAATTAAGAAGTTGTAGAAATGGAACAAATCACTATTTTTATAAAGAAACATTGTCTCTCAAAGATAAAAATATAAAAAAATACTTTTTAAGAAATATTTTAGAAACATTGGATGATGATTGTATAAATACTCTTGAATATGAATTAGAAATTGATGAAGGAAGAGGCAAACTTTTAGTAAATGAATTAATAAAACAATTGAATAAAAATTCTTCTTTAAAAAATATAACAATTGATGAAAGGAGTAAAGAAAAAATTAAATATTTTTTTGGTAATTACATAAACGACAAGTTTCAATAAACAATATAAAAATTATTAATATACAATATATGAAATTATTATTTTACATATTTTTTCTCTCAGAAGTATACTCCATTAAGCATCGCCTGATAAAAATGAGTCAATATGATATAAACAATGTGAAACCACTATCATATTCGTCTTTGGTAAAAAAACTACAACACCATGATATTTCCAATGTATATTTCACCAAAGATATGAAAAATGTTATTTCAGTTGATAAAGAAGATTATACCACATCAGTAACACCCATTAACCCTTTAGTTATGAACAATTTAGCAGATTTATCAACAAAAAATGATGCCGAAACATTTTTTTTAACGGATCCTGCACCTTCACCAATACAACAAACAATGACTAACATCATTGATTTTGGAACTACTTTTATTATTCCATCTCTTTTTTTAATGATTGGACTTTCTCTCATTCGTAATATTTTTTTTATGTTCAAAGGAGGAAATGGAAATACTAATGCTTTTGGATTTGAAAATAATATTGAAATTAATTCGGGAATAGAAATGCTTACGAAACAAAATATTTCTCTCACAAGTTTTGCGGGGAGTCCAGAAATAATGGAAGAGTGTTCGGAAGTTGTTTCTTATTTGAAGAATAGCACATCATACAAAAATGCGGGTGCTGAGATACCACGAGGAATTCTATTGGAAGGACCCCCTGGAACGGGAAAAACACTTTTGGCAAAAGCCATTGCAAGTGAAGCCGATGCCAATTTTATTTCAATTTCAGCCAGTGAATTTGTTGAGATGTTTGTCGGTATGGGTGCTTCCAAAGTGCGAAATCTTTTTTTAACAGCCCGAGAGAACAACCCTTGTATCATATTTATTGATGAAATCGATGCAGTTGGTAGACAGAGAAGTGCCAGTATGCAATCAAGTGGTGGAAATGATGAGAGAGAACAAACACTCAATCAATTATTGGCAGAAATGGATGGATTTTCAGACAATGAAAATATTTTGGTTATGGCAGCAACCAATCGAAAAGATATTTTGGATAAAGCCCTTTTGCGTCCTGGTAGATTTGACCGAATTATTAATGTTCCATTGCCTGACAAGAATTCGAGAATGAAAATTTTCCGAGAACATTCCAAAAATAAAAAACTGGAATCTGACATTGATTATGATTTTTTGGCGGAATTGTCGAGTGGATTTTCGGGTGCCGAAATTAAAAATTTGTTGAATGAAGCCGCCATTTTTGCAGCAAGAACTGGAAACGTTGTTATTAGTCAAGACAACATTCTTAATGCATTGGATAAATTGTTGGTAGGGTTGACAAGAAAAATAGATGACCGTGGAGACGAAATGAGACGACGAGTAGCAATTCATGAAAGTGGACACGCTCTACTGGCAAAATATTATAATGAGTATTTTGATTTGAAAAAAGTCTCTATTCAAAGCACTTATAATGGTGCGGGTGGTTATACTATTTTTAATGAATGGGGTAATATAACAGAAGGAGGACTTTATACAAAAGATTTATTATTCAAACGATTGGTAATTACGATGGGCGGAAAGGCGGCGGAAAATATTTACTATGGTGATAATTTTGTGAGTATGGGGGCAATTGAAGACCTGAAACAAGCCAACTCTTTGGCGAAAAAAATGATTGGAAATTTTGGAATGGGTTTACTCTTGGAAACATTTTATCACGACGATGAAAATCATTTGTCATCGGGTTTATTGTCAGATAGCACCAAAGATTTATTAAATGAAGAGGTTTATGATTTAACATCTGAAGCTTACGAAAAAGCCAAACAGATTTTGACAGAAAAAAAAAGTTCAGTAGATGCAATTATAGAGGATTTATTGTTGAAAACTTCTTTGTTTGGGTCAGATATTTATGCTTAATCCAATTGAAAGAGACTTCAAACAATTTGACCAATTAACATTTTTACTGTTGCTATTCATTTTAACTGATAAAGTGAATAACTATACCATTGCAACAATTCTTGGAGACACCCTGCAGGTTTTCCAATTTATGAGAGAAAATTCTCTGAATAAAAAATTAAAGAAGTAATGTCAGTTGTTGCTCTATGTATACATCATAAACAATCCATTGTTTTTATTGGTTTCAGTTTTAATGAGAACGTCTACATCCGCAGTTGTCAAATTATGAGGAAATTGTATTTTTAAATCAATCTCTTTGGAAAAGAAAGTCGCCGTTTCAGGTTTAACTAAACGAAAGAGATTCAATTTGGTATAAATGATTTCCAAACATCGTTTCAGGTTTCTAACACCTTCTTCTTTATTGGTAAATTTTTCAGCAATATAAGACAATACTGAATCACTGATGATTATGTCTTCTTTTGTGAATTTAATTTCTTTCAAAATCTTTGGAATCAAATAATTTTTTCCTATGATGACTTTTTCTTTGACTTGATAACCACTTACCATAATTTTATACATTCTATCTCTCAATATTGGATTGATTAATGATTCATCATTATAACTAAAGATAAACAAACACTTGTCTAAAGGAAAATCAATATCCGAAAAATATTTGTCGTGAAATTGACCGTTTTGTGTCGTGTCTGTCAAATGAGTTAATATTCCTATGATTTCTTGTCCTCGTGGTGAATCACTGATTTTATCCAACTCGTCAAAGTAAATCACGGGATTCATCGATTGACACTGAATGATGGATTGTATGATTTTTCCATAACTGGAACCTTCATACACATAAGAATTGCCTTCTAAATAACTGCCATCTCCACATCCACCCAAGGGAATGAATATAAAATCTCTTCCAAGAATTTTGCTTATTCCGTCTTTCACCAAAGAAGTTTTACCAATTCCGGCAGCACCCTTGAGTGCAATAGCATTGCCCATCGCTTGAGGATTGGTTATCCATTGACCCACCAATTGCATTACTTGCATTTTGGCATCAGTCATTCCATAAGTGCACTCATTCAGAATAGTATGCGATTTTTCCATAAATTCGTGACAAGTATCAATGCCATCGTCAATACTGACGGGCAAATTTTTATGTTGACCAAAAGGGATTTTCATAAATGCATCAACCCAATTTTTCATTTTAAAATATTCGGGATCGCCTGGTTCCATCATTTTCAAAGTATTGAGTTTTTGTAAGGCTACAGCTTTGACCTTTTCGGGCATATTTGATTGTAATACTGCCAAACGATAGGGTTTATCAACATACAATGAATCATTGATGATTTTCAATTCCTTTACGATTTTCTGTTGCTCTTTATGTGAAAGTTTTTTTTCGAAATATTCCAACTCACTTTTTCGCTTGGTTTCTGCATTGATGAGTTTATAAAATTCTTTGGTGTTTTTCTTACGACCCTTTTCAACCAATTTTTTAATGTCTTGTTTGATGCCTTCAAACATTTTCGCGTAATATTTGTTTTTAGGGTTATTTTCTAATCTTATTGTGAGTTCCCTTTTCATTTCAGACAATTGGGCATATTCTTCTTCAATTGTTAAATCCTCATTTTTTTCCTTTTCAAACTCCTTTTCCAAATTACGGTTGATTTTTTTATCGCCTTTTTTGGTCGTTTTTTTTTCCGGTTCTTTATTATTAATACCAGTATAGTTTTCTTTCATAAATACTTTTTCGTCATCTTCACTGTTTTCATCTTTTTTTTCTGAAATATCATCATCACTTTCATATTCACTATTGTATTCGTCATTATTTCCAGACAAATTTAAAATGATATTAAATTTCTTTTCTTCTTCGTCTTCATATTCAGAATCGTGTTTATTGCATTTTTTTGTTTGAATGTATTTTTTGTCATTTTTTACTTTTTCCTTTGTATATTTAGAAGGATAAAGTTTGGCAACAAATTTATGCAATTTATGTAATTTTATGACTTCTTGCAATTCTTCTTCATCCCCTTCTTCATCTTCCGCTGTTTCGAAACTGCCTTCATCGTCAGAATCATCCTCTTCTGAATCCTCTTCTGAATCATCAGAGCCAATGGTTTCATATTCAGAATCATCGGCATCCACATCGTCGTCAGATTCGTATTGAATAGTTCTAAATGCCTTTTTATCGGTTTCGACGTGTTTTTTGGATTTTTTTGATGGTTCTGATTTACGAAGATTTTTATTGTCGCACATTGTTGTATATATACATTCTTTTTCTTTAATTTCTAAATCAATTTTTTTGCGAACGATAAAAAAAGGTGAATTTTATTGAATAAATTTATTTTAATATATAATCCTGAGCATTATGATAGTCCTCTTCATAGTATTTTTTTAATGTATCAACTGTTATTTTGTATTTTACATTCTTTAATTCACAAGTTAATATTTTTAAAGAAAGATTATCAAGACCCCAAGGCAACACAGTTAAATTATTATTTTCACACATGAGTAATTCGAGAGAAGAAGGAAGATCTGGTAATTTTATTAATCTACAACCGAAACACCACAATTTTTTAAGAGAAGAAGGAAGTTTTGGTATTTCATATATTTCATTACTTGAACAATTCAATACTTGAAGAGAAGAAGGAAGATTCTCTGGAAATACAGTTATTTTATTACCATCAAAATAAAATTCTTCCAAAGAAGAAGGAAGATTATATGGCAGTGATGTCAATTGATTGCCACCAACGTATAAATCTCGGAGAGAAGAAGGAAGATTGTTTGGTAATACAGTCAATTGATTTTTATAACAATTTAATATTTTAATAGAACAGGGAAGATTATCAGGTAATTTGGTTAATTGATTAGTATTACAATCAATTTCAATGAGAGAAGAAGGAAGATTATCAGGTAATTTGGTTAATTTATTCATACCAACATTTAACCATAAGAGAGATTTTGGAAGATTATCAGGCAAAATAGTGATTTGATTTTCATAACAATTTAACTCAATTAAATTTATGTAAAGATGAATGTCTTCAGGTAATTCAGTCAATCCTTGACGTGATAAATTCAATCTAATAACATTATAATCTGTCATTATTTAATATATTAAATGCCATAAATATTTCAATTTTTTTATTTCACACGCGAGAATTTGATATAAGTGGATGTTCTATGCTAAAAAATATGTTAACATTTTTTCGTATATTCTAAATAGGTATCTTTCATAAAAAAAATGAAAGATAGCAATATAAGACCGCGTTATTTCAAAACGTAATTCGTGTCGTTTATTTTGTTATAAATATCATCTATAGTTAAAATTTCTGCATTGCTTTTTGGTGGTTTATTTAATTTTGTTATTGTTAAAAATATAGGAAAATCTTCATTTAATCTAGTATGATAACTGAAAGATTTATAAAATTTATGCCAAGATTTAATATCAAATTTATTAAACAATGAATTCTTTAATTTTTCCTCAATGCTAAGTGGTCTTCCTTCAATGTTCAATTGTGGCAACATTTCAAAAGCGTCTAAATATGCAATATGACAAATATTATATAGTGTTTCAATACTATTTTTATCGAATTCTTTATTTACGAGAGATGATTTTATTATAATTTCTCCATTATTACATTTAGTTTCAAATGAATCTAATTGTAATTTATCTGGATTAAAATCCGGATCGATCTCAATAAGAAATGAATAAAACACCTCTTTTTTCAATTGGTTACCATTTTTCAATATATCCAACACTTCTAGAGTTACGTTTTTAATTTCTGTAGTCATTGATGTTATTTTTTGATTTTTATTTTTATCTGAAAAAATCTTCAATTTTTCATTATCAATAACTTTATTTTTACGTGTTCCATTTTTGTCTATTTTTACTTCACAATTTCCTGTTTTTATATTTTTACGCGTTCCATTAGGACATCTTGGCATTTATATATTATTATAAGTTTTTTTTCTAAAGTTTTGGTCCTTTAGAAAAAAATTGATTTGGAAAAAACAATATAAATATAGTATACTATATATTATAGATTTTCAATGAGTCTATTGTCTAAAAACGAATACAACAACTCGTCCAGAATCATCGGCATTCAATTCAGCACTTTGTCTCCCGAAGAGATAAGGCGTAATTCCGTCGTGGAAATTACATCACGTGATACTTATACACAAAACAATAAACCTGTCATCGGAGGATTGTTTGACCCCAGAATGGGTGTATTAGAAGCGGGATTGATTTGTCCCACGGATGGTCTCACTTATATTGAAACGCCGGGGTATTTTGGACATATCGAATTGGCTCGACCCGTTTTCTTTATTCAACATTTGAAGGAAATTATGAAAATCTGTAAATGCGTATGTTATAAATGCAGTAAATTATTATTGGACAAAAAAAAACACACTCATATTGTAGAATACTCCGCCGAGGACAAGTGGAAATATGTTTATGAACAATGTTCGAAAATAAAAAGATGTGGAAATGACAATTTGGATGGATGTGGATACAAACAGCCCGATAAAATCAAATTGGAACAAATGGCGAATTTGATTGCAGTTTGGGAGAATATAGAAGTCAATGACGAAAAAAATACAGTTACAATGAAATTGACCCCCGAATTGGTTCAGAAAATATTCAAGCGAATCAGTGATGAAGATGTGACGTTTATGGGATTTCATCCCAAATGGTCTCGTCCCGATTGGATGATTTGCAGTGTATTGCCGGTTCCACCTCCAGCGGTGCGTCCTTCGGTAAAACACGACGCACAACAACGTTCGGAAGACGATTTAACACATATCTATAGTAATATCATAAAAACCAATTCAGAATTATTGAAAAAAATAAACGACAATGCGGCGGTGAATGTATTGGAAGGATTGACTTTGGTGTTACAGTATTATGTGGCAATGGTGGTGAATAATAAAGTCAAGGGGTCTTTCCCAATGGCACAACGTTCAGGAAGACCCTTGCAATGCATCAGTGGAAGATTGAATTCCAAAACGGGGAGAATTCGAGGGAATTTAATGGGTAAAAGAGTGAATTATAGTGCTCGTTCAGTCATCACGGGCGACCCCAATTTGTCTATTGTGCAATTGGGAATTCCTCTAAAAATCGCCAAAAATCTCACAAAACCTGTGACTGTCAATTTACGAAACATTAAATATTTGACGAAATTGGTGCAGAATGGACCTGATATTTATCCGGGTGCAAAAACACTGGAGAAAAAAGGGGTGGCTGACCCGACTTCCTTGCGAAATGTGGATTTATCGACAATTCGATTGGAAATTGGAGACGTGGTCCATAGACACATTATGGACGGGGACGCAGTTCTCTTTAATAGACAACCTTCTTTGCATAGAATGTCGATGATGGCACATATTGCAAAGATAATGCATAAAGGAGACACTTTTCGAATAAACGTCGGAGTAACTCAACCTTATAATGCTGACTTTGACGGAGATAAATTTTGTCTCCAACAGTAAGATGCCACCAAGTTGTAGATAATACTTGGCTGGGAAAACATTGGAATATCTACTTATTTTGCTATTTGTGCGGATAGTATAAATAAATATAACTTACTAGTCACTTAAATTAATATAAAGATTGCTCGATAATAAAAGTATGATTTTGGAAAAAGAAGAGTTTCATAAAGTTGTTGGTGAAATATACAAAATGACAAATATTATAACAAATAAACATTATATTGGACAAACAAGAAGTCACCGTTTAAATCACTCAAAGTATAGACCGTTTGGATATATGGGAAGATTCAATGACCATATTTCAGAATCTAAATCATCAAAACCAAATAACAGTAAATATTTAAATTCAAGTATTCGTAAACACGGTTCTGAAAATTTTAAATGTGAAAAAATACTGGAATGCAAACTTGATGAATTGGATTTTTATGAAATGAAATATATTTCAGAATTTAATACCAAATACCCAAACGGATATAATTTGACAGATGGTGGTCAACAAAGAGGTTCATTAAAGGGTGAAAAAATAACTATAGATAATAGTGATTTTGTTCCTTTGCCTTTAATAAAAGAACCACGAGACTTTAAACGTTCTGACAAGACAAAAAAGTTAATTTCAGAAGGATTAATATCAGCAAAAAAAGATATTAATGTTCGTAAAGAACAAATGAAAAAAACTCAAATTCAGCACCATTTGTCCAAATTTGAATTGTTTAGAAACGCCACTATTGATATTAATAATATTGAACAGTATATTCACGTAATAAAAAACAATTGTAAAAATTATGAATATATTCGAGTTATTATAAACAAAGTAAAAACAGCTTTTGTCGGAAAATATGAAACTCTTGAAGAAATCAAAGAACGAGCAATAAACTTTATAAAAGAATTAATTGAGTGGCAACACAACCAAAATGCGGGAAACCTCCTTAGAGCTTTAACTACCACCTCTTTGTCAGAAACGACAGAAGAGGGAACTCGGGTAATGACCGAATAGTCCGTAAAAAGACTTTACAATGGTAAAAACGTTAAAGATTGGGCAATCCGCAGCCAAGCTCCTAATCCCGTTATGATAGGGTAAGGAGAAGGTTCAACGACTTGACGATTGTGGGTTTTAAATGATGGTCTAATCAACCTGATAGAGCTTAAGGTAAAGTCTGGTCCTCACACGAAAGGTGAGGTGAATTCTTGAGAGAATTCTTTAAAACAATCTGGAAATGAATGCACATTTCCCCCAAAATGTATTGGCAGAAACAGAATTGCGACATTTGGCAGCAATTCCATATCAGATAATCAATCCAAGAAGCAACAGTCCCGTTATTGGTATATTTCAAGACTCTCTCCTCGGTTCATACAGATTTACCCGAGAGAAAATGGAAATGACCCCTTTTCAAGCAATGAACCTCCTTATGATGTTCCGAGATGTTAATGTCAAAGACTTGATGGATAGTATGAAGACCAACAATGGAAAAATCACCAATTTCGATGTCCTCTCTCAAGTATTCCCTCCAATGTCGATTGAATATAAGACGGGAGCATTCGATAAAAACGAAGATGTAAAAACATCGAATCACGTCTTGGAAATTCGCAACGGAAAATATATAAGAGGACAAATTAACAAGGGAGTAATCAACGGCGGAACCAAAGGAATTATACATCGAATATACAATGATTTTGGAAATACGGCAGCGGTCAATTTCATCGACAATTATCAGAACATCATTACAGAATATATGAAAACAAGTTCTTATAGTGTCGGTATCAGTGATTTGATTGCAGGTAAAAATACATATATGCAAATTAAAATGGAAATAGAAAAAAAGAAGACGGAAGTTCAAGACATTATCAACGAAGTTCATTTGGGAACTTTTAAAAATATTACAGCCAATTCCAGTATCATTGAATTTGAATCAAGAGTTCACGCATTGCTCAATGATGCCCGAAGAGGAACAGAAAAAATCGCCAAAGAAAGTTTAAGTTCAAGCAATCGATTTATGGAAATTGTGAATTCGGGGTCAAAAGGAACGGTCATCAACATTACACAAATGATCGCCTGTTTAGGACAACAGGATGTAGATGGTAAACGTATTCCCTATGGTTTTGATAGCCGAACTTTGCCTCATTTCAGCAAATTCGATGATTCTGCCAATGCACGTGGATTCATCGAAAATTCGTATATTTCGGGATTGAGTTCTCAAGAATTGTTCTTTCATGCAATGGCTGGTCGTATTGGTCTCATTGATACCGCGGTAAAATCCGTAACGTGGGAAACACCCATTATTATTATTGAAAATGGAACATCAAAATGGACTGAAATTGGAAAATGGATTGATGCACAATTGGATACAGCAGAGGCAGATAAAATACAACATTTTGAAGCAAGAAATATGGAATTGATGAATTTACCCAGCAATCAAGTTTATATTCCAACCACCGATGAAAATGGAATTGTATCTTGGGGGGAAGTTTCAGCAATTACAAGACACGACCCTGGAGACGTTTTATATGAAATTAAAACAAGCGGAGGAAGAAAGGTCATTGTTACAGAAAGCAAATCATTGCTCATTTGGAATGCTACTGAAAAGAAATTGGTTGAAACATTGACACCCGAAATCAAAGTGGGTGATTGTGTTCCTGTAACTCAAGAATTATGTGAACCTCCCATCTTATTAAAAATGATTGATATGAATAATTATTTGCCAAAAACTGAATATGTTTATGGAACAGAATTTAACAAAGCAATTGAAATGATGAATAAACAAATGGACGGAAAAAGTAAAATCAGTTCAGGTTGGTGGAAAGAAAATAACAATACACAATTTACACTTCCATACACAAAAAAATCAAGTTTACAGAGAACATCAGTTCGGTCAAATTTAGAAAACGTTAAAAATGGATATATTTATCCTTATCATGCGAACCGAAAGGATACAATGATACCAGATAAATTTGAACTGAATGAAGAAAATGGAACATTCATTGGTTTATTTTTAGCTGAAGGAAATGCCTATAAAAATACAGTTAATATCACAAATTTAAATGAAAATATAAAAACATTTGTAAAGTCTTGGTTCGATAAATATTCTATTTCATGGAGTGAAAAAACAAGAATTAATAAAATAGGAGGGACAACAACATCAATAATCGGTAACTCATCTATCTTATCTAAATTTTTAACAAAATGGGTTGGAAGTGGTGCTTCTAATAAATATGTTCCAACTGAAGCATTTATTGCTAAGGAAGAATTCGTCATCGGATTACTCAATGGGTATTTTTCGGGAGATGGAACTATTTCTAAAAATTCAGTTGAGGTTGGTTCTGCATCCTATCGTTTAATTGAAGGAGTAACAATGTTATGTTCAAGATTGGGAATTTTTGGTAAAATGTTTAAAACACAACTAAAATCAAATAATTTAAATACACAAAACATAAAACCAACTTACCGTTTATCGATTCGTGCACAATGGGGGCAAATATTTGCCGAAAAGGTATCATTATTGGAAGAAACAAAAGATAAAAAATTAAAATCAATAAAATGGGGAACAACTCATATAAATTTTGGAACATACAATAATATTGTATTGGATAGCATCATAGAAATAAATTTGGTGGATGTGAAAGACCACCCCAAAGTCTACGATTTAACCATACCTTCTACCCTAAACTTCGGATTAGCTAACGGATTACAAGTGCGTGATACGTCAACCACTGGATATATACAGCGAAGATTAATCAAAGGTCTGGAAGATTTGAAAGTAGAGTATGATATGACCGTCCGCAATAGTTTGGGTAAAATCATCCAATTCCGCTATGGTGGTGATGGTTTCGATTCGACAAAAGTGGAAGGACAAAATATTTCATTGGTCTCTCAATCCGTGGCAGATATTTATGCCCATTATCATATTTTAGGGGTAAATGTCCAAAAGGGAGACTTGGATGTGGATACAGAAGAAAAACTGGAAAGCAATTTATTGTCTGTTTATTCGAAAGGTGCGGTGAGTCGTTGCAAGAAACAAATCGAACAGGCGAAAAAGAGATGCAAGGAATTGATTGAAATGATGATTTCAGCAAGAAACGATTTGGTCGTCAAAGTATTCAAAAATAAAAACGAAAGCGGTGTCAATACGCCTATAGGATTCGTCTATTTGATTTCAAATGTTCAAGGTCAATTGGAATTGAATGCAAACAGTGTGGTTGATATTACACCCTTGGAAGCCTTTGAAATGATTGATTTATACTATAGAAAAATACAAAAAATAGTCTACACACCTCCCACGGAATTATTCAAAATTATGTATTATTACTATTTGTCTCCCAAGGAATTATTAGTGAAGAAGCGATTTCATAAAAAAGCACTGACTTTGCTATTGGAGACCGTGTTATTAAAATATAAACAAGCCATTGTTCAACCTGGTGAAATGGTCGGAATTATTGCAGGTCAAAGTTTGGGCGAGCCAACAACTCAACTTTCGGAATCAAAAACCACTCGACACAAGGTCATAAAAAAAAATAAAATTTCAGAAAAAATTACACTCGAGTCAATTGAAGTGGGGACATTTTGTGATGCTCTCATTGAAAAATATCCAAATTGGACATTCGATACTGGACACAAAGACAGTGTAGAAACATTGCTCGAACCTTTGGAAGACGAGTATTATATTATAGGGGTTGATAAAGAAGAAAAAACACACTGGAACAAAATATCACACATTAGTCGTCATATAGTGAATGGTGATATGATGAAAGTCACCACAAAAAGTGGAAGAACCGTGGAAACAACAACCAGTCACTCTCATTTAGTCAGAAGAAATCAAACAGTGGAACCGATAGTAGGTGCCAATATGACGATAGGAATGCGTATCCCAGTGGCAAAATTCATTGAAAATTCATTCGAACAAAAAACCATAACGATTGGAGAACAAACATTTGAATTAAATTACTTGTGGGGGTGGTTCTTTGGTGCTTATCTGGCAGAAGGGTCGTTAGCTAAAAATTCACTAAAAAATGGTGCAAGTGGTGGCATTTGTATCACTAATATTTCAGATTATTACATTGAAAATACCAAAAAAATAGCAGCATTATTTGGGAAAGAAGCAAGAGTAAGAGAAAAAGAAGGACATATTTTGGGAAGCGAAAAAATATATAAAGGAATTGATACATTGTTTTCATATAAACCTCTTGCCGATTTTATTTTCAAAACTTGTGGAACTGGTTCTTTTGTGAAAGTCGTTCCTGATTTTGCATTCTTGGCACCCAATGAATTTAAAGCAGGATTAATTAGCGGCTATTTTGATGGAGACGGAAATTTTCAACACGACGAACAACACCATCAAATTCGTGTATGCAGTCGAAGCGAACAACTCATCAAAGACATTTCCTTATTACTCAACTATTTTGGAATATTTGGTTCATTGAAAGCGAACTATAGAAATGGTGCCAATTATTACAATTTGGCAATGTCCGCACGATACAGTAAATTATATCAAAAATACATTGGTTCAGAATTACACAAAGAAAAATTACAAAATTTGGTTGATTATAGCGAAAGAGACAATGCTCATAATTTATCGGATGATATAGATAAAATAGAAGGATTGGGACACATTATAGCCAAATGTGGACTAGACTTGAAATTGCCTGGACAATCCCGAAATTACGGAAGATGGGCAAAAAAGGAAGACAATGGAATACCCATTGGAAGAAGAACACTACAGAAATATATCGAAATATTCGAAGCACATCCAGACGCACACACCGTTCAAAAAGAAATTAATATTTTGAAACAAGCCTCCAATTCAAACGTGATTTGGGATGAAATCGTAAATATAGAAATATACAGACCTGAACAAACAGAATATGTATATGACTTTACGGTTCCAGCCAACCAAACATTTATGACTGACTATGGGGTCATTGTTCATAATACACTCAATAAATTATGTTGAGAACAGAGAGCGTTAAAAGCGTGATACTCTCTAGTTCAGCAGAAACCACGGTAGGTTTCTGATTCTGAGCGACATGACCAAATTGCGGGAAACCTCCTTAGAGTCTTAACTACCACCTCTTTGTTGGAAACAACGGAAGAGGGAACTCGGATAATGACCGAACCCAAAGGTAAAAACGTTAAGAATTGGGCAATCCGCAGCCAAGACCCTAAACTCGCTATTGCAAGAGTATGGGTAAGGTTCAACGACTTGATGATCATGGGTCTCAAATGACGATTTAGCAAATCAGATGAGGCATAAGGTAAAGTCTGGTCCTGTATCGAAAGAACAGGTGAATTCCAATAGGAATTCTGTAAAACTTAAACGACATTTCACTTGAGCGGTGTTTCAAGCAAATCCAATGTGACACGAGGTGTGCCAAGAATAGAAGAAATTATTAGATTAACAAAAAATCCTAAAAATCCATCCCTGACAATCCATTTAAGGGAAATGGATCGAGAAAACCAAGAAAAAGCAAAATACTTTTCAACCATCATAGAACATACAAAATTAGTAGATATAGTGCAATCTATGCAAATATGTTTTGACCCGTCCGAAGACCATACCAATATCCCCGAGGATGAAGTGCTTCTGAGACAATTTCACGAATTTGAGAAATTAATGTTGGAAGATGTGGATAATTTAAATGTCCAACCCAAATCAAAATGGATTATTCGTATGGTGATGAGTCGAGAAATAATGTTGGATAAAAATATCACAATGGACGACGTGCATTTTGCAATTAAAAATAGTTATGAAGGAGCGGAAATCGAATGTGTATTTTCGGATTACAATATGGAAAATTTGGTGTTCCGAATACGAATCAATAGCAGTGTATTTAAGAAGACGGCTAAAAAAGGCATAGCAAAAACTCTTGACCAATCCGATGAAATATATCTCCTAAAGAATTTTCAAGATTCGCTCTTGAACAATATAGTATTAAGGGGAGTTACGGGCGTGGAGAATGTTATCCCAAGAAAACTGGCAACAACGTATGTGGATAAAAGAGATGGAAAATTCGAGATTATTAATGATAAAGAGGATGCAGTAGTAAAAAAGGATATTTGGATTTTGGATACAACAGGAACAAATCTGTTGGATACATTGGCATTGGACTTTATAGATAAAACGAAAACATTTAGTAATGATATAAAAGAAGTGTTCGATGTGATTGGCATTGAAGCGGCGAGACAAATGATTTATAATGAATTTGCAGATGTGATGGAATTTAGTGGTGTATATATAAATCACCATCATTTAAGTTTATTGGCAGATCGAATGACATCAACACAGGGAATGACAGCAATCTATCGTTCTGGTATTTTGAACGATGATATTGGTCCTATAGCAAAAGCGACTTTTGAAGTTCATACAGAGGTATTACTGGATGCGGCAAGACACGGACAATTTGACCCCATGCGAGGAATATCGGCGAATGTAATGTGTGGACAATATGGATATTATGGAACCAACTCGTTCAATGTATTGTTGGATTTGAACAAACTAACGGCGGAAAAGGAACTGATATTATTGAATCAAACGGATGAAATAGAAAAGGTCTTGGGAAATGTGGATAGCGATGAATGCGCCTTGGACAATATACGAATCGCAAGTAGTATTAATACAAGTCCAAAACTTGGAAATATGACGAATTTATGCAATAATGATGATTTTGATGTTGGGTTCTAATCAGAAACCTACGGTTTCCGAACCTTCCCTTTCATTCTTTAAAAATAGGAATAAAAGGAGGGGGTCGTAGGGGGAACCTTGGTTCCCCTACAAAATTGAATTAAATTTCCATTTTTTTATATCAACAAAAGATGACTGATTATTCCGTTACTGAATTGGATTTTTCAAACCAAGGACTGATAAAATTGCCAAATAATTTACATTTATATACTAAATTAAAAAAATTAGATTGTTCCAAAAATCAATTGACGAATTTACCAGAACTTCCTTCTTCTCTCCAAGTATTAGATTGTTCTTATAATCAATTAATAAATCTACCAAAACTTACAACATCTTCTCTCCAAACATTATATTGTAATAATAATCAATTAATAAATCTCCCTGAACTTCCTTCTTCTCTCAAAACATTATATTGTCATATAAATAAATTGATGAATCTACCAGAACTTCCAACATCTTCTCTCCAAACATTATATTGTCATAAAAATAAATTGACGAATCTACCAAGGTTGCTTTGCAACCGACCGTCGGCGCTTCGCGCCTTTGAACTTCCAACATCTTCTCTCATAGAATTAAATTGTTCTTATAATAAATTAACAAATCTACCAGAACTTCCTTCTTCTCTCCAAACATTATATTGTTCTGATAATAAATTAACAAATCTACCAAGGTTGCTTTGCAACCAACCGTCGGCGCTTCGCGCCTTAGAACATACAACATCTTCTCTTCAAACATTATATTGTTCTCATAATAAATTGACGAATCTACCAGAACTTCCTTCTTCTCTCCAAGAATTATATTGTTCTTATAATAAATTGACGAATCTACCGGAACTTGCAACATGTTCTCTCAAAGTATTATTTTGCGGTAATAATTTATTGACGAATCTACCAGAACTTCCTTCTTCTCTCCAAACATTATATTGTTCTGATAATAAATTAACAAATCTACCAAGGTTGCTTTGCAACCAACCATCGGCGCTTCACGCCTTAGAACTTACAACATCTTCTCTCCTAACATTAGTTTGTTCTTATAATAATTTGATAAATCTACCGGAACTTCCATCTTCTCTAAAAAGATTAGATTGTTCTCATAATGATTTGACGATTTTACCGGAACTTACAACATCTTCTCTCCAATCATTAAATTGTTTTGAAAATCAATTAACGAATTTACCAGAACTTCCTTCTTCTCTCAAAAGATTTGATTGTTGTTATAATCCAGTTTATGATGAATTGGAATATAAACTCACCATAGAAACATTGCCGAGATATAATGAAGAACATTTTAATTATAAAATGATTGATTATATTATGAAATAATATAATCGACGATAATAAAAAGGAAGGGTCGCGACTACTTCGATAATTTTCTCAAAAATTTGGTCAAAGATTCAGTTTGTTCATCAATGATTTTTTTATCCTCTAAAAATGTTGGTTTTATTTTTGGCATAATAAGTTGATATGTTGGTCGCAATGTTTTACCAATACTATCTTCAGAAGGACTTCGAATGAAATAATGATATGTATTGGTGTCGAGTTCATTTAAAGCAATCCATGATATTTTACCTTTAAATTTTAAAAGTTTCAGTCCCATGACGCAAAATAAAACGATTGGTAAATTCAATTCATCCGCAATCAACCAAATATCAATATCAGTGATAAAATGTTTATCAGAATGAATGAATGTTTCAACATCTTTTATAGTCATTGTTATAATCTGTTTTTTAGTGATTTTTTTATCATTATACCAAATATCCATTAAAGCGGGTAAATATTGTGCATATTTTTTGTATATTGTTACCAGTTTAGTTTTGATTAATAAAATACTATTATAGTTATTGTATAGTTCTTGATCATAATCCAATAATATAGAAAATAAGACTTCAAATGTGCATTTTTCATCCGCACTGCTAAATATAATTTCCTTGGAAGAAGTGAAAAATTTTTTCCATATTGATTTTTGAATATTTCCCACAACTTCTCCTTCAGACACAATACATTCATTTTCATTTACATTGATTGGCTGTTGTTTTATTTCATCAAGTGGTTCATCTATTATTTTTGTTGTATAAGGTTGTGCATTGTCGTATGTAATGGTATGAACATATTTATTTTTATGAAAAGTCTCTAAATTATCAAAATAACTGACACTATTTTTTCCATCGGGCAATAATAAATTTTTTATAACAACGAGTTCGTTTTCATTTATTTTATATTCAATATCAATCATATTGATTGTATCTTCCAACATGTATAAACGTATTCTTTTGTATCTCAATAATTCATCTGCCAATCTTAAATAATAATATTGTTCATTATCAATACCATTCACTAAATTGGTTTTAGAAATATTCACTTTACACAAGTCATCATCTGTCCCGACAGTCGTGCCCTTGTCACCCACACAAAAAGTTATCGTCTTGAATACATCAGAATCATACTCGGAAAATTCAATTTCTTCTTTTGATATTTCTCTCAATAAATTTTGAATCAAAGTCAATTTGTCTTTGTAATAATAGCGGTCGGATTCAATATATTGCATAATAGTTTTACGAACAGCTCGATTTTGATAATCATTCAAAATAAAACGTAAAGTTGTTCTAAAAGCTGAATAAAATTGTCCTTCAAATAAAATATTGTTAACTAATTTTACTCTCTCATTGTCTTCACCTGTGCCAGTTGTTGTTAAAATTTTATCAATGGTATTGATATTGGAATGTTCAATAATAGGCAGGGTATGAGTTACTTTTTCAAATGGACGTTCAGCTACTTCAATAAACTGGTTAGTTTCGGTGAGAATTCCAACAACCAATTTTTCAATGGGCAATATACTATTCAGACGTTTTTGTGATTTTCCAAATTGACTCTCAACAACAACATAAAGAGGATTGCAAGGAATTTTTTTATCATGAGCATTATAAAATTTATCCAAATTTTCAAGTGTATCCGAATAAGATTTCCATAAATTTTTATTATCAATAAAGGTTACATTTATAATTTCCTCAATAGGCTGTGATGGATAACAAGGAATAAATATTTCATCTTTAGGGTTTGAACTGGTGCCATTGCTTTCAACGAAAAATCCAATGACTTTATGATTATAACTAAAAACCTGATATTTTATATGGTAAAGATTTTTTTCTTTTATAATTTTGAATAATTGTTGAGACGATATATTTTGTTTTATTTGAGATTTTGGTGCACATTTATAAAAGACATTTTGATTGATTAATTCCAATATCGAAACAATAGAATTCATTTTCATCGATAACAATTTTTGAACATCAAACGTTTTTGTGAATTGTTTAACGACATTATTTTGTTGTTTTAATTCAACATAAATACAAATGATTTCATAATACCCGTTTTTTTTCATTAAAATGACATTTTCCTTATGTTTACTGTAAAAATTCGACGAATAAACACTGGATGGACACAGTATTTTTATTTTTTCGGTTCCATCATCTTCAACAATTTCAATGATAATTAAATTGATTTCACGATTGATTAATTTTTCATTTTTGGTTGTAAAAATATCCCATAAATAAGTATGGTCTTTTACAATTGTAGGGTCTCTAATATATTCAATAAAATTTTCATATGATGCAATTGTATCTAACAAAAATCGTTCTTCAATATCATTGTTTAAATTCACTGTGGTGTAAAAATGTGTGTGTTGATATTTATCAATAGAATCAGCCAACTTTTTATAATTGGGTTTCAAGGGTTTAAATATAGATACCAAAGAACTATTATGTATTTTAATGAAAAAATCCAAATCGACTCCGTCCGTTATTTTTGTTATAATATCACTTACCGATAAATTCTCATTGGAACTATTCAAATAATTATATATGTTTGCAAAACACGACAAAAAAGACTGTTGTCCATCAACACCAAATCTTAACAATGTAGGAACACCAAGTCGCGGTTTTTTTAGATCCATAAAATCTTGTCGTTTAATGTTGAAAAATAATTCGAGAGATGTTGGTAAAAATCCTAATCGTCCATATTCAATGGGAGGGTCTTTTTCTGAAATATATTCAGATACAACCTTTTTCTTTTGTTCTTTTTCGTTATTTGCAACTTCATAACAACACGGTAGATGTAAACCTTCCGAATTTATTAGAGATTTGATTGCAGGAATTCGATTTCCCTTTTTTTTGTTATGAGCTGTGAATTCATAGACATTTCCAGATTCCGTTTTTTCATTGGATCGATTGATAACTTTGTATTTTTTTGAAATTTCTCCTTCTTTCAATTCTTTTTCACTGATACTTCTATTTTCAGTAACCGACCAATATCGGGGGCAAATAAAATAAAATTTTGTTTTATTATCATATTCGTATAATAGGTCTTTTTCGTAGGATTTTTCAAATGATTTATCTTTCAAATCGATTACATTCTTTTCTTTTGCCGTTAAAATAACAGGTTTGTTGTCGCCTGGACATTGTCTAGAATAGGGGTCAGTTTTTTTCTCATTATCTTCTTTGGGTTTGAACAATTTAGGTGCTTGATTTTGTAATCTTTTCAACAATAAGGTTGATATTTTTTCAGTCCTTTTAGAATTATCTCTGAAAGTTTCTTCTTTTTGTGCTTGATATTGTTTATCATCTTTTATGTCTTCTTCTTCTTCTTCTTCAGATTCTTCTTCTTCTTCAGATTCTTCTTCTTCTTCAGATTCTTCATCATTATAATCATAATAACCTATTTTTTTTTGCTTATCGACTTTATCTTCATCGTCGCTATCAATTGAGTCATCATCTTCATCATCTTCATCTTCATCTTCATCTTCATCTTCATCTTCATCTTCAATATCATAAACATTTTCTATAATTTCATCTTCATCATCATCAATTTTATTATTACATAATAAAGGTAAATTATCGCTTTGTTTAGAAATCTGAAGAAGTGCTTTGATGTAAGTATCAATAAATTTCAAATATAAAATATCAGATATGGATTGAATTTCTATCATAATCTCTTTTCTCTCATTTATATCAATGTTTGTAAAAAAACCTGCGGGTATTTCAACAGTTTTGTCAATTTGGTCTAACCCCCTTCGATACAAATCGATTGCATCATTTTTTGAAAGATATGTGAAATTTTTCAATAGTCCATCTACTATTTTTTTTTCCATATCGTAATCACCACGCAGTTGTTCTATTTGCTGAAAAACATAAAAAGACTTGGCATTCATTCTTTTAAATTGAGATACACGTTTATAAATAAGTTCAAAATGTTTTGATTTAATAGATACAGGTAAAAATAAAAAATTGGAACATTCCAATGTTTCTTTTATTTTCATATCTTCAGTTATATTTGTTTTGTAAAAATACACTATATTTTCAATTTTAATATTTGAATTATTTTCAATATTTTTTTGTATTTCTAATTTGAATCCTGTTTCATTTAAATAAGTATTGATTGATTCAATCACAGGATTTACTATTGTATTCAACAGTATATTTAGTTCTTTGAGAGAAATTGGTTTATCTAATTTTTCACTATAGACAGTTATTACTCCATTCAATTTAAAGTCCATGAATAACTCCAATTTCTCATCCAGTAATATTGATTGAATTAACAAGGTTATTTTATCTTTTTTTTTCACATATTCTTTATTGATTCCCGTTATTTTTTTATTTTTTTCAATTTCTCTCCATATTTTTAATATACGTGATTTTTCTAGAAAAGGTATTTTTTTGCCGTTTGTAGATATTCTATCACAATAAATACGAAAAGTATTATTAATATTTGTAGGATAATATATCATAGGTATGGTTTTAGTTGCGTGAATATTTTTGAAAATTATTTCTAATGACGGAATTTGTTGATTTCCAGTGGGAAGAATATACATCGTAAATGCTCGTATTCCTTCTTCTTCAATGGGTTCTTCATAAATTGTTCCTGTGAGTAAATCAATACCATTGTCTTCATTGTATTTTTCTGGTTCTGGTTCTGGATTCAGGGCTAACAATGAATTGAATGTTATTATATTTTTCTCCGATAAATTAGGAAAATAATTTTTGAAAATATTGGTTTCACTTTCCGCGGATTGTTCTCTCAAGTCCCTTGCCATACAAACAAATATTTCTTTCGTTTCGTTGCCTAAATATTCAAACAATAATTTTTGTTCAAAATAATGAATTTCATTTTCTGTTGATCTTTTAAAAGACAATACTGCAGTCAGAGGATTAACCGGAAATAAATAGGGGAGACCATTTTTAAATTCAATTCCAATGGGTAAATATTGGTGTTTTTCTTCTAAAGTTGGCTGATGAAAATTATCCGTAAAATCATCATAATTATTAATTTTTTTTTTTGTAGATTTCACTTTCAAACCCAAATTAAGAGACAATTGATGTACCATGTCTGGTGTTATTTCATTTTTTTCATTGTTTGTAATTATATTATATATTCTCAATAAATCGATTTTTTTTTTAGAGCGACAAAACAAATACATTTCATCAAAAGATAATTTATCGTTGGCTTTGGAAATAATTTTTTTCTTAACAACCTCAATAGTATCATCTAAATGAAGCTCTTTGGTTGAGAAAATAATGGTTTGTTTCGTGTTATTGTTTGAATCTAAAATATGCACCTTTATTTCTTGTTCCATTATAGTAAATGTATATAATATTTGTATGAATTTACATTTGAAAGAAAATTGAAATTTTTTTTCCGCAAAATAAACCGCAATTGACAATGACAGAAAATAACGTTTTAGTATTTGAAGGAAACTTAAATTTAAACAAGGAACAAATGAGAGAATTTCTTATTAGTGAAAGAATTGGACATTTACTCCGAATGGACGATTTTAGCACACCAAACAATGACTATAAATATAATGTGTATTTTGAAAAAATATTTGATAATAGTTTTACCGATCATTTGTTTCGTTATTTGAATTCAAATGTCTCTAAATATGAAATGACATTTATATGGAAAAATACCAATAAATTCTTTTATGTTTATTTATATTCTAATGAAGATGAGAAAAAAAGAACAATTAGAAGTTATGATGATTATATTAAAGGTTGTCATATAAATGATTTATCGGAAAGTAAATGCTATGAAACAGTTCTTTCAATTGACAATATTACATTAAATAAAATAAAAAAACTCATTAATTCCGATATAAAATACCAAAAAATACAAAAAAATAATAATACACATTGCTTGAAAATAAACCCAGCTGAAATTATTGTAAATGAATTGGCTTACAATAAAATAATGGACAATTTAGACAAAGACGAAGATGAAGAATGGATTTATTAAGCATTTGATAAAAAATCTTTTTTTTCTCTCAATAATAAAATGTATACAATAACACCATACACATATAAACAAGCGAATAAACTCGGGGTTTCAGTCAAACGTTCCACCAATAAAACCAAAAAAATAGATGTTTTTAAAAATAATAAAAAAGTTGCATCTGTTGGTGCCAACGGTATGTCAGACTATCCAACATACATAAAATCACGTGGAATAAAATATGCCAAAACTCGAAGACGACTATATAAGATGAGACACGAAAAAGATAGACATATTCCAGAAACAGCGGGTTTTTATGCGGATAAATTACTCTGGTGAAAAAGATGACATTTCATACAAAATTGATTTTTTTTCCATTATTCATATTTCCTATAAAATGGAATTGTTGCCTTGGATTGATGAAACGAAATTAAACTGGAAACTGTTATGTATAAATCCTAACGCGATTGAATTATTGAGAGAAAATCCAGATAAAATTGATTGGGAATGTTTGTCAAAAAATCCGAATGCGATAGAATTATTAAAAGAAAATCCCGATAAAATTAATTGGCGTAGTTTATCTAAAAATCCAAATGCGATAGAATTATTGAGAGAAAATCCCGATAAAATTGATTGGG